GAATCATCTTCTTTTGTTTCGTCTTCCTCGTCTTGTAATACAACATCCATATTATTTTCATCCGCTTCATCATCCGTTTCATTATCCTCATCTTCTGTTGTTTCACTTGTTTCACTTGTTTCAATTGTTTCAATTGTTTCAATTGCTTCAATTGCTTCAGCATATTCTTCTTCATCATCTTCATCAGATAATAAAACTGGCGTTGGATTTTGTTCATTTTGTTCCACAAAATTAAAATAAAACCCATGACCATGACTATGTTGATAAACGGAAATATTTTCACCATCTTCAAAATCATGCGAGTGAATGTTTGTAAAATTTTGTTTATAAAAATTTATATGTTTATCATCAAATATTACTTTGGTTTTTGTCTTTCTAAAAAAAATCTTATGAATCTTAATATATTTCCTACCAAATTTGGGGTTAAAATGCACAAATAAACGCAATTTTTTTCTCAATAAATATTCAGCATTACACTGTTTATATGTCCCACCAGTTGAATTCAAATTTATATAATATAAATGCAAATATGGCCTCATTATATTTATTAATCTATCTTTTGGAAATTCTTCATCAATTTGTATCTTTTTTGTAATGTGTCTATAAGTTGAAAACATTGATTCAAAAATTGGATATAGTGTATCATAGTGAGAATTATAAATATAATTTTTAATATAAATGTTTATAATGTTTGTTTCATAGCTATCGCGAAATTTAATCATATCAAAATTAGACAGAAAAAAACCGTGAAATAATTCTGGCATAACATACATACTCCCTCTCAAAAAAAAATAAATATTATATAAAACAGTATCACTAAACGGTATATTATTATACGGATTTTTAGATATAATCGTGTCTGGGGAAAATAAAGATGTATTAGATAAATTGCGATTTAACATGTTTATCAAATCACTCGCGGTAAAGTAATACACCAATTTATTTTGATAAAGAGTAAAAATATTTGACCTTTTTGGGTTTAATTCGTTCATGCATAGATCTGTATTTATTTGAACTTTTGCTTTTCTAATTTTATAAATATGCGCGAACCTCGCAAATCCATAATAAATTCTTTGCAATTTTGTAAATATTGTTAAATATTCATCTTTATGCGAACTAGATAAAAATATATTTTTTAAAACATTATCAAGATATTTGAATTTATTTTTTATAATTTCAATTATATTATAGTTATCTTTATCTGTATTGTGTTGTGTAATATATAAATAATAAAACGTTGAATTAATATCAGTAATATATTTATTTGTATGTGCATAAGTCATAAATTCAAAACTATTATTCTTGTCTAACAAAAAAATTTTATCTTGTTTATAATAATTTTGAATAATACTAGAAAATGTTGCCATTATTTAAAATAATTAAATACTTTTTAATACATTGTTTGCATTTAATTATTATATTTATAGTGTTTTATTGTTTATGATTTATGATTTATGTTACCGGTTTAAAACCCAGGGTTGTAGTCATTGTCATTGCCCAAATCACTCGTCTTGATGCTGGATACATTATTTTGAATAATTAGTTTATTATTACTGCACGAATCATCTGGATCTTCTAGACCACCCATCATAGCCGCTATTATATCTACAGCTGCTACCTTTTCATACGCAATAACTTCTTCCAATTTTTTCATCTCTTCCAAATCCAATACCACCTGAAAAGCGTTGGTGCCATACATCCCTTCTTGACCACACATAACATTTGCAGAGACACCACGCATTGTATCTAATTCAGCGTGTCTAGCTGCTTTCAAGAACATCTCGGGAGTCTCCTCAAACGACGCCTTTGCAATCGGGCCAATGTTGTCATTGTTGATGCCGTGTCTGAAGATTGAGATCAATTTATTGGTAAAGGTCATTCTGTCGCACAACATGCACATATGATGATAATTAATATAAGTGCCATCAAACTCAATTACTTCCGCCAACTCATTGTAAATCGTCTGTCTAGCCGCCTCAATGCCAAATACATCATACACTTCAATAATATTATTACTAAATGTTCTTCTGGAATCAATATAATCAAGCGCAAGAATATCCAATATATTTGTTCCAATTGTATCTAGCACCCAAATATCTTGCTTTTTATAAGAACCCATTGTTTCTACTACATTATCCTTGATTTTTCTAAGAATTACCTTATTAATTTTCTTGATTCCACGAATAACAATATTTTGCATTAACTGCTCTTGAAAATTCTTCAACAAGTAAATCTGATCAGATTGATCAAGTGGATTCACCTTTGCCTTCTTGGGACCACCCTTTCCAGCACCCTGTTTCAAAATATTATTCATGCGAATTCTAAAAACCAACTTATCTGCATTATAATCAGAATAAACACACGAAATATCATCTCCATAACTATTCTTAAGAACAAAATTAATATCGTCCATGGTAAGATTTTTTTCCAACATGACTTCAGGATTTATTTCCATTCGGATAATCCATTTAGATTTCTCATTTGTATCTTCAGAAATGGACTTCTCCAGACACTCATCAATCATATTTTCAAAAGTGCGATATTGTTGCATTGTAGTCTCATCTCCATCAATCAGAGTGTTCAAATCATCTGGGTCAAAACATATTTCAATTGAGGTTACGAGCTCATGCAATTTTGTGTGTTCCAACATATACATGATACTCTGTGCCTTTTCGCGGTCTTTCTCATCTTCGGGTTTCAAAAACACTGTCAGTGAAGGATTCTTGGGTTCTGCCGACAAAGACAAGATTTCTTCAATTCTTGGCACACCACGGGTGACGTTGGATTTTGATGCCACACCGGCAAAATGAAATGTGTTTAATGTGTTATGAACTATGATGCCATAATCTGTCATAAATGTTTGATTTGCTGGCACTGTAAAATCATAGACGTATTCTTTTTGTTCTGGACTCCAAATTTCAATATTCATAATTTCATCCCATATGACACCAGAGTTGGCTGCTTGTTTCAAAATATTTAATTCGTCTGCAAACTTTTTGGAATCTTCGTGAGATTCAAACACTTGAATATATTTTTCTAAAGTTCTGCGACCAATCGTATTCTTTTTAGCCCAACGTCCATAATTACGGCTTTGTCCAGGAAGAGCTAACACTTTTCCGCACTTTGCAATAATTTCGCCAAGCCCTTCAATCTTGTCAATATCATCAGATAAACTGTGCGCATTTTCTCTATCATTATATTCAACCAATTCTTGTAGTTTTTCTGCATGAACTAATGAACCAATACACGCTTCATATTGCTTTGAATATTTTGAAGATATAGCCAAATTATAAATATTTGAACCGCGTGTAAAGTTTTCCTTGATGGAACCAAATATATCAAAATAGTTGAGTAATAATGCAATGTCTTTAATCATTTGTTTGGAACGACTGCAAACACGTATTTGATGATGTCCTGCATCATTTTGAAAATTGCCATCACCATCAAAATATGCTTGGATAAGACCTGCTTTGAATTCATTAGGTGCCAAGAATGCAAAGTCGGGGACGTGCTTTGCAAAAGAACCATTATCACATGTTTCAAGAAGGAAATCTGCTAATGGTTTATATGAAAATGTTGTTACTACACTAGGACCATATTCACAGACTCTTTCAACTACTCTACATTCTTTTCCAAATTGTTGAGCAAAATTTTTAGTGTTTTTAATAAAATGAGGGGAAATATTTGTAATATTTATAGAACCAGATACTTCTTGTGTTCCTGATTTTTTGTTTAAATTACCTTCTGCCAAATATGCTCCAATAAACCAACCAAAGAGATAATCCAATTTATATTCTTTGTCTTTGATTGTAACGACATCTTTAACAAATGTGTTATCTATGTGTTTTGCTGTAGGAATACGCATACCTTTTACCATGTCTGCACCAACAATAGGCACAACTTTTTGATCTCTACGAACTAAGTGAGAATGGCTAGTTGTCGTTTCAACGATTCTTCCACTTCTAGTTGTAACTTTCATCAAATCTCCATTGACTGGATGACGGCTTACATGTGAAATTTTATTCCAGTGTGTTTTTTCTTCTGCATCTACACCAATAATGAAATATTCATCATCAAGTGCATCTAGCAAAGTTTCCACACTGTCTTTATGACCAGTATTAAAGGTAAATTCTGGTAATTGATCAATTAAACCATCGCATAATTTGCCAATTTCTCCTGATACCATAGAAATATTTTTTGTGATTTTATTAATTTTACAACACCTAATATGCTCACAAGACCGCAATGACATTTGTGTGGTCGGCTCTCCAATGCTCTGCGCTGCAATCATTCCAACCATTTCACCAGGTGCAACGATAGCGCGTTTATAAGTCAAAGAGATGGTCTCCAATAAGAGTGTCAATGATGCTCTGTTAAATCGCTTTACAATCAACAAATCTTTTGGCGATAAATTATAATAATAAAGTGTCTTGAACAGTTCAGTTGGAACAGCGCATCTAATTTTTTCAAGATGGTCATAATTATCTTCAATCATTTGAAATGCCTCCAATGGCGTAATATCAACAATAGAATTACCATTGATGTTTTGTTGCCCGATAATATTATTCACAATATAAGCAAATGCAACTGGGCAATTTACTACACTGTCTCCTTTATTCTTAAATACATTCTTAATAATAGCATCCCGATTTTCAATCATCATATCAGTGTATTTCTTGCATTTTTCTTGTGTTTCCTTAAACTGTTTCTTGAAACGGGTCATTGCATTTTTTAAGAAGAATTGCGACAATATTTTCATCTTGCCTGGTTCATCCGGAATATTATAGTGTGCGTAGATATCTTGAATACTCATTGTCACCAATGGCATGACTTGATTTTCAACTTTAATGGGATCAATTCCATCGTCACCATAAGTAAATTCAACAATCTTTCCCTTATTGGTTCTTACGGTCATATCATACGACACCATCAAATCTTCCAATCCCTTGATCAATCTGCGCTGAATATATCCTGTAGTAGAAGTCTTAACTGCAGTATCAATGAGCCCGACACGACCACCCATGGCGTGGAAGAAGAGCTCTTGTGGCGATAAACCATTAATATACGAGCTTTCAACAAATCCACGAGCACTTGGTGTATCATCATACTTGGTAAAGTGCGGCAGCGTTCTGTGATCAAAACCATATGGAATACGCTTACCATCTACGTTTTGTTGTCCAAGACAAGAAACCATGAACGAAATGTTCAGTTCACTACCCTTTGAACCCGCATTAACCATGGTCACGAACCGGTTATCCTTGTCCAAACTCTTGAGACCAATCTTACCGGATTCTGACGTGGCTTGATTGAGAATATTATTGACTTGCGTCTCAAACTCCTCTTCGTTTGTCTTTCCAGTATTGTTCTCAAATACACCAATTTGGGTCTGGTCAATGAGATTTTTTACATCATTTTTTTTCTTGTCAATGACTGCAATAATATCTTGATTGGTCTTCTCATCTGATAGCAAATCACTGATGCCAACACTGAAGGAGCTTGTCTTCAAATATTCGGTAACAATGTTTTGCAAATCGTCAATGAAATCTGCGGATGCCATGTTACCGTAATCATTGCACACACGCTGAATGAGCCCTTTGGTTCCTGCACCCAAAATACTCTTCTCCATTTGACCGCGAATATATCTTCCATTATTAATTTCAAGAACATTATTTGAATCGTCGTATTTCTCGTCAACCTCGTCATCATTGAACAACTTGGTCTTGTATTTTAATGAAATGGGTGGGAGAATTTGCGATAAAATTTCAAAGTTGCTAATCGTGTCGCCTTCCCCCTTATCAGTAAAGATGGATTCATTCACTCTTTGAAACATCATCAGCAAGTTCATTGCCTCTCTAGGTGTAAAACGAATATTTTCTCTTGTAAATCTATAACATCCTAGCAGTGAATCCTGGAAAATACCAATAATGGATGAGTTATTGGCTGGACTGATAATTTGATATGGCACTGCTGCCAAATTTTTTAATTCTGAATCCGACTCTGTATCTTGCGGCATATGTAAATTCATCTCCATGAAATCCCTAGGGTTTCCCAAAGGGCCAGACTATACCTTATCCTACATCAGGCTGATTAAACCATCATTTGTAAGCCACCACCGTCTAGTCGTTGAACCTTCCCCAGTGCTCTATCATAGCGAGTTTAGGGGCTTGGCTGCGGATTACCTATTTTGTCCTTGTTAAGACGCATCAATCACCTTTTTACCGTTGGGTTCGGCTATTAACCGAGTTCCTCTCATAAGTTTCCTTGTGCGAGTGGTAGTGATTGCTTTAAGGAGTTCCCGCAATTTGGTCGTGTTGCCAATTTGTTTCTTAAATTATTAAGAAATCCAACTGCTTGTGTTTTACTTTCTTTTAAAGATATGTGTACTCCACCAAAATCTGCTTTGCACCTGTCAATATAAACATACCAGCCATATTGGATATTGTCTCTGTTAAGCGGTTTTATATACAACTCATCGTTGTCATCTAACCACGTAACATTTTCAAACCGGTCATACTTTTGTTTTTCATAAAATTTGGCAACGCCAACGGAAACACGTTTTTTGCTTTCATCTGTATGAGTAAATACACTTCCACCATTTTTCAAATTGTATCCATTTGGAAACAAAGTGTCAAGCTGCTGAATATAATGTATTTCTCTATCATTTGCATCAGAAATTTCGCAACATTCAATAAATTCAACGACAAAATCCTCAACGCCATATTTTCTGATAGCGTTGTTAAGATAGTGGCATTGATTTTTTTTAGTTGAAAATGCTTCTGATACATGACATCTGAAACGTCCATCGTGTCCGTATGGTCTGTATCTTTTATGATTTAGTATGTGTGATACGGCTTGTCCTACATAACATTTATCTGTTGTAAGGTTTGTTATTTTGTAGATTTCACAATATCGTTGTGCTGGGTCGTCTAATATGACGTTTGACAGTTTAGTGCGTTTTGATAGTTCCATTATCTTTATTCAAGTAAATTTTTTAAGTTGGTTTCATAATATATTAATAACATTTTGACTAGGGAGTTGCACGCTTTTAACGCTCCCTGTTGGAGACAAGATGTTTATCTCCATCGAAATCCGCATTGTATGGTTTTGTGTCAGCGACATTCATTCTAAAGGTATCGCCAATTCTCATAATCTTTGCAATGTGACACATCATACTCATTCTGTGAAGAGTAGGTTGCCTATTAAAGAGAATTGGGTCGCCATCCATCATGTGACGATGAACTGTGTCGCCGTTTTCCAAAACGATTGATTTCTTATCCACATATCGCAGCGTGATGGAATCGCCATTTTTCTTTTCCAAAATCTTTGCACCAGGCCAGATCTCTGGACCATTTTGAACAAGTTTTGTCAAGAACGCACGATTCACATCATTCACTACTACTGGCTTCGTGATATTCTTAGCAATCTTCATGGGAATGCCAAGTTCTCTAATAGAGATGTTTGGATCTGCAGTAATGACCGAACGAGCGCTAAAATCAACGCGTTTCGCCATCAAGTTCCCTCTCATTCTGCCGCCCTTCCCGTTCAATCTGTCCTTGATAGACTTTAACGGGCGACCAGAACGCTGTGCAACGGATGCTACGCCGGGAATTTTATTATCTACTTGCGTCGCAACATAGTATTGCAAAACAGTAGTCCAATCATCAATCACATTTGCAGCAGCATTGTTTTGAATCTTTTCCTGCAACGTTTTATTTGTTTTGATAATATTTACTAAAATATGACTCAAATCATCTTCTGAGCGCTGTTGAGCGTCATGTTTTACGGAGGGGCGAACTGCCGGAGGTGGCACTGCCATTACTTGACAAACCATCCAATCGGGACGCGACCAAACTGGACTAAAGCCCATAAATGATACATCCTCATCTGAAATTCGCTTGAAGACCTTTAAAACAATCTCAGGTGTAAGTTTTATAACAATATTTTGTCCTTGTTCGGCAGATGCAGCTGCCTCATTTTTCCATTCAGCGTAAATAGTAGCAAGCCCCTCCTTTCTAATTTTGTTTGGTTGCAAACATCCGCATCCATCGTCTGTATCTTCACCGCAACGCTTAACTTTACTTGCAAGAGCAAATACGTATTTCCATCTGGCATCTCCAGTAAGTTTTAGCGCTTGCTTATATTTTTCTTTGCTAATCAATAACTTGCTACATTTGAAGCACGAACACCTTAATACTTTCAAAATTGTGCTTAAATACTGAATATAAAATACTGGTTTTGCCAATTCAATATGACCAAAATATCCAGGGGTTTGCATGTAGTCTAGACCATCTGTTGGACAAATGAGGCCAGGCTCCAAGACTCCCATTCGCGGGTCAAATAGACCGCCAATAATTGGTTTATTATTTATATATGTATCTCTAGTAGTTATTTCCGCAACAGAACCCTTCCTGATTTCATCCGGAGACAAAATACTAAATTGAATTCCAATGATTTTGGAAGGATTTAAATTGGTGGGTTTTGAACTCTTTGACATCTTCCTTATATTAACAACATAATATTTAGATTGTTTCTAATCAATTTTATTTTAAAATTATTATTGTTATTCCGTGATTTGTTTAATAATTTTTTTATGTATCAAATAAAAAAATCAGAATTATTCGCTTTGTAATACTTTTTTGGTTATATTTAAAAAATATATTGTGAAATGTTGCATATTATCGTTGCAGCAAGATCTATTTTTTATTATTTTCTTTTAAATAATAAAATTGATTTGGATTTAAAATAATAAATTCAATACAATACACAAAAGAATGGCGAGAGATACTCAAATTAAAACCAATAAGAAGGATTTGAATAAAAAGAGCAAAAAGCGTGAGGAGCTTGCTCGCCGAAAGAAATCAAATGAGCAATCAGACGATGATGATGCAGGCGAATATGTTACAAGCGATGATGAAGAGGATGAAATGGACGTGCAAGAATACCGCAAATTTCTTAGCAAAATGTTTCCATCCAAATTTATAGATAAGAAAGTAAAAATGGGAGAAAAAATTAAGAAATTATTAAAAACTATTCCAAGTGAAGAGGATGATGAAGATGAAGAGGAAGAGGAAAAAGATGTAAAGCCTTCCAAGAAAAATAAAAACAAGAAAAGCCTTGCAAATAAAAAAAAGGATAAAAAGTCAAAGCGGGTTATTGAAGATGACGAAGAAGAGGAAGAGGAGGAGGATGGTGAAGAAGAGTTTGATGATTTTGATGATGAAAAACGCGCCGGAAAATTCAATATTATCTTTACCATTGGACAAAAAAATAATGAAGATGATGAAGATGAGTGGGAAGACTATGATGAAGATGATGATAGCGAGTTTGATGATGATGCAACTGAAGATGAGGATGAAAGCGTTTCAACCGACGAAGACACCGAAGATGCTGATGATGATGACGAGGATGATGACGATGAGGAAGAAGATGACGAGGAAGTTCGGATTCTTACTCGCGTTTCAAACAAAAAATACCAAAAATCTAAGAAAAATCAAAAGGTAGATTCTGAAAGTTCTGGGATTGAGCTTGCTATTAATGAGAAGGTTTCTCCTGATAGCAATGACGAAGAAGTTCTCAGGGAACTCAAGGAGCTTTATGAGAAAAATAAAAGCCCAATTGTTGAAGACTGCATCAAGGCATGCGTGGAAAAGATCAAGGAAAAAAATAAGAAAACTGAGAAAAAAATGAACAAGCAAAAGGCAAAGAACGGCCGCATTTTCAAAAAAATTATTCGCGACAAAAATACCATGAATGATTTTAAATTCTTCCAGGGATTGACCCACGGCGAACAAATTAAGATTATCAAAGAAGTTCGCGAGGTGAATAAGATTACACGCATTGAAGTTCCTCACAGAATGACACTTCTTGAGTCTAACATTCCCGCAATTTTCAAGGCGTCTGCTATGAAGAAAATTAATTCGTTGCGCTACATGGAACCAGGAAGCGGTGAATATTACAAGATCAAAAACTGGGTTGATACGTTCATGCGAATTCCTTTCAACAAATACGAAAAATTGCCTGTCAATATTTCAGACGGCGTAGAAGCATGCCATGAATTTATGGCAAACGCTCAGGGATTGCTTGACTCGGCTGTTTATGGATTAAATGATGCCAAGATGCAAATTATGCAGATGCTTGGGCAACTTGTCACCAATCCGTCGGCTCTCGGAACGGCAATCGCCATCAAGGGTCCGATGGGTACAGGCAAGACCACACTTGTCAAGGAAGGTATCAGTAAGATTCTAAACAGACCATTTGCATTTATTGCGCTTGGAGGCGCAACCGACAGCAGTTTCTTGGAGGGACACTCCTACACGTATGAAGGTAGTGTCTGGGGACAAATTGTTCAGATTCTAATTGATAGCAAGTGCATGAATCCTGTCATTTACTTTGATGAGTTGGACAAGATTAGCGACACGCCAAAGGGCGAGGAAATCGCCGGCATCTTGACGCACTTGACGGATACTTCTCAAAATAATCAATTCCATGACAAGTATTTCGCCGAGATTGATTTTGATTTGAGCAAGTGCTTGTTTATCTTCAGCTACAACGATGAAAGCAAGATTAATCCCATCTTGCGCGACCGTATGTATAGAATCCAAACTAAGGGTTATGATAAGAAGCAGAAAACTGTCATCTCCAACGACTATTTGCTTCCAAAGATTCGTGATCAGGTCAAGTTTTCCAATGAGGATATTATTATTCCCGACGAATCGTTGCACTATATCATTGAGACTCATTGCGATGAAGAGGATGGTGTTCGTAATATGAAGCGTTGCTTGGAGATTATTTATACCAAGCTGAACTTGTATAGATTGATGCGCCCCGGGTCCAATCTATTTGAAGGCGAAATGGCTCTCAAGGTTGAGTTCCCATTTACAGTGACAAAGGCTGTTGTTGATAAACTCATTAAAAAGGAGAAGGATGATAGTAGCATGGCAATGCGTGGAATGTATGTCTAATCAACTTTGCCAACGGCACCTTCGGTGAAAAAGTTGAGCAAAATAACATAACATATCAAAAATCAACTTTGCCAACGGCACCTTCGGTTAAAAAAAAGAAAAATTTAATGTGTAATAATGTATAATGTATAATAATGTATAATTTTTTTACACATTATTTTGCTTGTAAGCCCACTCAATCATATAAATAATATGCAAACGTTAAAATAATATAAACATTTGTTCTCATAATAAATTATATGGACGACAATTCTATACTCAATCTTGTTTATTTGCAAAATACCCTTATAAACTGTAAAAATAGTTTATCTAATGAAAATATTATTGACAATGAACTTAATGATCAAATTGAAAATCTAACAAAGACTATTGAAATTAAACTAAAGGCAAATTGCCAGCACGATTATGTTGAAGATTATATTGACACTGATGTAGAAAAATCTCAACGAATTTGTTATTGCAGTAAATGTTGGAGTAGTTTTCCAGTAAATTAAGTTATTCAATTACATTGTTAAAAATTATGGTCTTAATATTCCGAATAAGGCACATTATTTCCACCACGATTTATGAGGTAGTTGTAAGAATTTATATCCATACAAGCGCACCCGGTAGAATTACTGAATGCATTTGGGCAACATTCAGGTTTAAAAGGAGTGTTTGCAAACATTAAAAGTTCGCCTTCTGGTAAAGGGATTTGTTGTTTAGGTCTGTTCAAAATATCTTGAACGCCCTTTCCGCCGGTGGTGCCTTTTTTATAAGAAAGATTGGGTGTAAACCATGACGAAGTATTGATGGGTTTATCTGAAGTGGTGCTAAATTGCGACGATTCGCCGTTGTTTGTGCTTGCACCCGCAAAGCCCTCCTTCATTCCGATCCTTGGAGTAGGGTTCTTGAGAACTTCATAATTTAAAGATCTCCTATTAATTTGAGAATTATACATATTTCCAAGAGCTTCCATTAAATTCACTCTAGAGCAAGAGCAAAGAACGTGTCCCCATAAGATCCAATATAACACAACTATTAAAATTAGAATTTCTACTCTAAATTTCATGCCAAATATTGAAATTTCCATTATTATACATATTTCATAGATAATAATTTTCCACGATACTTGTCTAAAAGTAACTCTACATTTGAATCGTAATGGAAAAATTTAATATTATTTATATAAAAAAATTGTTCATCAGTAATTAAATGATATAACTTATTTTCATTCATTGTGGTATTTTCTCTACTATTTAAAAACCTTTTTTCTAGAGTTTTATCGCATATATGTAAATTGCACCCACCTTTAAAAATATAACCATTTCCTAAATTATATTGATACACATTTTGTAAATCGGAATTGTTTATCTCCACTATGCCAATTACTCTTATATTTTTATCTAATATCTCACCTGGTTGAATATCTTTTATATCGCATAAAGAACCATCTATTTTTTTTATTTGGGTATTTTTCACAAATCCACCATCAAACATATTGTGAATGCATTCAGTCTGCATATTAGGTCCCAATATTTCACGAATAGAATCTTCATCAACCTCATCCCAATCAAAATATACATTGCCATTTATTTCTATTTCTTTGGAACTAGTATTCAAACAATATATAACCGGTTCTTTATATTTTTGCACTATTTTTCTCTCAGGGTGTTCTGTTACGCAAATCCATTTGCCATTATATTTTACTTTGTGGAATGCAGTAACCAAAGTTCCATTAAGGTTATACATTATTTGATAAGTTCCATCCAACTTCATTTTAGCAGTGACAATAACATTATTTTGTAATACATCCCCGACTTCAACTTCTGCTATTCTTTTCAAACTACCATCATTCATTTTGAGCGCGGTATTTTTATCAAAACACGAATTGGATGGGACGCTTGGTATAGAAGAACTGGTTTGCACGTGTAAAACATCTACCATAAATCCTATGATAATGGCCAATGGGATTGAAATGGAAATAAAAATAACAGTCATTGTTGCGGCAACTGGCCAGGTGAATGGTATTATCCACATTGCTACAATTAAAGCAGCCAATATTATTAATATTATTATAATCATCTGAACAATTGCACCCAACATTGCTTTCAATGCATAATATGCTCCTAATCCAGTATATAATCCAGCAGTAAGGATTCCCTTTACTTTACCCATAGCATCTCTAAATGAAATCAATATTTGTTGAATCGGCACCATTATGTTAGCAACTCTTCCAAGGATTTCTTGAGCTATGCTTGTCATATTTGACCGAATTGATGATAACATTGCTCGGATATCTTGAATTACTTTTGCAATTTCTGCAAATACTTCTCTAATTGCCAACGTCATGTAAGTAATTGGTTGGACTGCATTTCCTGTAACACCTATGAGTATATTTTGCATGCAATTTGTAAAATTTTGACCAGTAAAATCAACAACGGACATGTTGGCTGGTTTATTTATTAACCCGGCAAATGGCATTACTTGCGGTTTGCATCGTTGATTCACCCAATCATCCTTAATAGGTTGAATATTTCTCATAACCATTGTGTAAGAAACCACTACAAATAGAATGACCAATAATATAATAAATATAAATACAGACCCCCCATATTGATCAAAATACGACAGCTTTGAGTACATTTCTTTTATTGTTTTTGCGCTTTGTGAAATATTATCCATTTACTATATTATATGGATAATATTCAATTTAATATAATCGCTTTATATTTTCAATATGTCATCTTCCCAATCCCAGAAAATACATTCTCCTATTTTAATTTTATGGTCATCCGTAATTAGAGTGCTAAACCACGGGGCTTTAATATCGGTTTCCACGGCATCTGGATGTTCCTTTACTGCTATATATTTCTTTTCAGTTTCACTAAAAATCATATGGGAACCAGTAACATAAATATCGTCGCCATCTACACCTTTATTAGGAAGCTTATAAAATTTTTCATCGTATTTATTATCTACTTTCATTTGAACATCTACCCTACTACCATTTTCCAATATATCGCCTAAATTCAAACTTTGCATCGTTGCTATTGATCCATCTTTTAATTTAACTTTTGTATCAGGATGAAAACACATTCCTCCCATTGCCCGAATCATTTGGCCTGGAGGCCCATTCCAGGTGCTTTGCATCGTTTTTACACTGCCATCTATGAAATACATGAGTGTCACCATTATACCAATTATTTTTCCAACTAAATCCTTAATACCAATGGTTATTTTTTGAAATTCAATAATTAGGTTCAAAAACACTCCAAATACATTTTGAATAATGGAAGTAATTAGCGATCTAATGCTGCTTACCATTGTTCTTATAAAGTTCAATGAACCCGTAAATTCTCCTCCCATTGATGACAGTGAATTAATAATATAATTGATTGGTTGTAATAAATATCCCATAAAACCGGTTTGCATGTTTTGGACACAATAAACGAAATCTTGTTCAATGTTATCAGACAATGGCATAAACATTGGGTTGCATCTATACTTTGGCCAATCTTTCTTTATTTCGGCAACTGCGCTGAAATAATACATAATAAATATTTGAGCAACAAAACCTAAATTTACATATATAAAATTGATCCAATCTACTCCTTTTGGCATAACTTATATTATTAATATATAATTCTTATTATAATTATGTATTCTAAATTACCCAAAGTTTAATGCTTTCTTGTTTTTCTAGATTTCTTAGATTTCTTAGATTTCTTAGATTTTTTTGATTTCTTAGATTTTCCACCACTTAGACAAGGCCATACAAAGCCACCGCGTCTTCTAGTTCTTTTACCGCCAACAGTTGATCCCTTAGGAATTGGTGCCAATATCACATTCTTATCATACACGCTTTGAGCTTGCATATCAACTCCATTTTTTGTAATTCCTGTTATTTGCGATCCAACGCTTTGGTTTGTCCCTTTTGCAGGATCATTCATTAAGTTTTGATTTGGAACTGGAGGAACTATTATTTGGCCTCCATATTTTCTGCGCCTTCTGTTTCCACCAACTGACCCCAATCCAGCCAATAAATCATTTCGGTTTTGTTGCACTTGAATAGCATTTAATCTAGGGGTTGATCCTATCATTCCACATTGTTGTGGAACCACGAGAGGTTGTATTTGCGACATATATAAATTATATTAATATAATAATATTTTGCGTTAATTAAAGTTTAGAAATTTGTCTTATAATTTGTATATATGGACGACAACTCTAGACTTCATTTACAAAAAATGGTAAAGGCAAACAATGTTGAGGACCAAACTGAATTAATACGCGAGCTTAAACATAGCCACTTGCTACAGGACGATATTAACAATCTAATTATGATAAAGGCTAAAAATAGAAATAGTCCCGATAAAATACATGAATTAGGAATGGAAGAGTGCTCGTTTTTATTTACTTACTACACAGACATCTACAACAAAATTAGAAAGGATGAGATAGATTTAAGTATTTTGAATAGATTTTTGAACGTGTTGCAAAGAATAGAAGATGGTGAAATTGACCAACACGATGGTTCCTTTTTTGTCGGGCAGTTATTAAAGGAACTATACGTGGATAGTGCTCTTAAAAAGGCTGGAAAACTAGATGAACAATACAAGGCAGAAGAAGTTGTTGAACAAAAACAAACGGGTATGAAGGTATCCTGGAAGGATTTCAAAAAGTTCCAAAATGTTTAAACTCATTATCATATTATAGTTATTATAAAATGATAGAACCTGGAAAAGTGGAGGACTCATTTTAAAATCATTGCAAAATCTCCGTTGAAATAATGAAATATTAAAAAACTGACTAAGCCAAATATAACATCTACTAACAAATATATCCATGCGTTCTTATTCCCAATAATTGCATTATACGCGAATAAAAAATATAAAAGAGCATGCAAAGGTCTCAAATCGTTCCACCATATTTTTTCACCAAATGTTTCCATTCCGGTTTGTCTTGTTCCTGTTAAATATATAAATATAAACCCAATAGCAGGTAATAAAGCAAGGTAACCGAGATATTTTAAATAGCTCGCGTTTATATTTTTGGCAATAATAACAAATAATAATCGCACACCTATACACCCAATTAAAAACGTTAAAAGTCTTTTTTGAAGATTGTTCATTATATATACTCCTAACATAATTCTTTCTTCTCACAAAACGGCAAATACAATAATAAATAAAATGCATAATAAATCATAATAGAATTTACAAACCAGCACCACATTGAACCAAATGTATGTTTCTTTACATAATTATAATAAAATACACACATAGACAAAAACCCAAATAAGAAACCAGGCCATTTTCTTTCGTAAAATAAACTAAACAAAAAGAAAAACAACCATACAATAAATATAACCGGTTCTTGATTAAAAAATAACCAATTGAGATGTCCGTCTTTACTTACTGTGGAATGCATAGTTTTGGTTAAGACTTTGTAAATAAAATATGGCACACCCGACACAATGTATATTGATAATAACGTATTTCTTAGAGAAACATTTGATAATAACATAAGACTAGCAATAGGTTGAAAAATAATTAGTGATGCTGCCATTGTAGAAAATATATTGTTATAAAATTTATTATTAATGTTGCGCCAAATAAAACACTCAATCAACTGCATAAATATGAACGATGCAAAGAAAAGATACATCCACGGATTGTTTAAATCTTTAATCTTATATTGTGTGAAAGCGTTATTGTAGATAATGAGAAATAAAACAAACATACTAAATAAAAAAGTATTCAAGGACACATGTTCATTCCAACACATTATAATATTATAATACTGTAATATTATAATACTTTATTTTTACACCCTTTTTAGATTTAAACGCGGATTTAAAATGAAATATTATATCTATCCGTTTCACTTAAATTTGTTCTTTTGCTTAAAAATTTAAAATATTTGTTCGCTAAAGCATATTGCATTGGTTTTTTAAGCTGTAATACTTTCAACCGAACCTTCATAATCATTCCTACTTGCCAGATACGTTTATGTGTATATTTTTTACTTTTGTATAATTTTTCTAATTTATCAATCGTATTTTTAACATCTTCTACGGTTGTATACTTTATATGTATTGTATCTTTTGGATTTTTATCAATATATACATCAAACGATTTTTTAGGGTTTGATGGATTAAATAAAAATTGTTTTTTTGTTTTATTTTTAGTGTTTTTATTCTTAAGAGTTTTATTTTTTTTTCTTGTATTTTGTTTCATAAAATAGAATAATATTTTATTATTTTTATAAGTTAGGCATTTTACATAAAAGATCCTCCAAGTATATTTAAATTAATATATATATTCTTAAAAGGGCTTAGAGAAGAATGCAATTTTCAGGGGGTCAAAAGTATTCGTGAAAATGAAAAAAGGACAAAAAAAATGTCCTTTTTTTGAAAACGGAAAAGAATCTTGGAAATCGCTATTTTCAGAACCACTTGTCAGCATAATGCTCTAAATTGCGTTTTAAAAGTAAAAAATTTTGTGATGCTAAATTTTTAACATTAATTAAGGAAAAGGTTTAGACTTAATTATATATTGCTAATTATAGCAATGAATGGCAATAATAGCAATGAAATTAAGCAAAATATAAGCTTTAAATTTTACTGCAAAATTTGTGACTATGGAACGTGTAGAAAAAGTAATATGGATCATCACATGTTGAGTGCAAAACACACAAAATCAATGAATAGCAATGAAATTAAGCAAATTAAGCAAAAAACAAGCACGCAATATGTTTGTGAAATTTGTGAAAAAAAGTATAAGGATTATTCTGGATTATGGCGTCACAAAAAAAAATGTAGCCCAGAAACATTTATTTATGAAAAAAAGGAAGAAGATGAAAATTTATCAGATAAAAAATTAATCATGGAATTATTGAAAAGCAATAATGAACTGCAGAAACAAATGATTGAGTTGTGTAAAGAGAAAAATGTTGTAATGAATAATTCGCACAATACTACTAATAACAACAATTTCAATCTAAATTTCTTTTTAAATGAGCAATGCAAAGATGCGCTCAATATTATGGACTTTGTCAATACGATTAAGCTACAGATATCGGATCTAGATATGATTGGTAGATTGGGATATACGGAAGGCATGAGCAAAATATTCATTCGCAACTTAAAAGAGCTAGACATCTTCAAGAGACCTATTCATTGCAGTGACTTGAAGAGAGAAACCTTGTATGTGAAAGACAAGGATTCATGGGAAAAGGAAAATGATGAAAATTTTAAAATAAAACAAGCTATAAAAGGAATTGAAAATAAAAATATAAAGCAGCTTCCACAATGGAGAGCAGAAAATCCAACTGCGGAAGACACGGATACCAAGAAACATTTGGAATATCAACATATACTAATAGAATCAATGGGTGGCTCCACATTGGAGGATGATGATAAAAAGCACAATAAAATCGTGAGAAATGTTGCAAAGGAAGTAGTAATTGATAAAAATGCGGAAAAGTAATCAGCTTTAAAATTTATTTGGTTATTTTGGTTATTTTGTTATTTTTGTTACAATTAGCTTGAAATATGTTATCGGCATTTTAATTAATTGAATTAATTAAATCGCGTCATTCACATATTACTTGCATAAACTCATTTAACCGCGGAATCCCTTTTTAAAGCCCTTGGGTGCAATTTGTTGCTGGCTTTTGGCTCCAGTGCGTCAGGGTTTATCCTTTTTTTATGACCAAACTCTTGTTGATTTTTTTCTATATTATTTGTATCACTGTTAGAATAATTTTTATTTTTATTGTTTTTATTTGTGGTATTTACGCTATCAGCGTCATCAAGGAAGTCTTCCATGCGAGCCTTTCGGTAAATTTTAGGTGGATCTTCAAGAGTTTCCGGCAGAATCCTTCACTAACGTTACGGATTCCAGTCGCTCACCTTCGCTATCGCTCCGGCTCGCTCCATTATATTAGTAATAATTTACAATATTTAACCTCTTTAAATATTTCAGTTTTTTATTGGAATATAAATACTTTTTCTCTCGTTATCACACTTTTATAAGATGAAAAAGTAAGCCTATACAGAGAAACCACTTAGATATATCTCAATATTATATGTATTGAAACATACATGTCCAAATTTGCCACCACAACAAGTCTAGTTATAGTAGAATCTCCTGCAAAATGCAAGAAGATAGAATCATACTTGGGGCCAGGTTACAAATGCTTAGCGAGCTTTGGCCATCTAAGACAGCTATCTTCTCTCAAAAATGTTGATATTGAGAATGATTTTAAACCAACATTTGACGTAGTTGATGATGATAAAAAGAGAAAACACGTAGATTTTTTGAGAAAGGAAATTGCAAAAGCAGACGAGGTTATATTGGCATCAGACGATGACCGCGAAGGAGAAGCAATTGCGTGGCATATTTGCGATCTATTTGGATTGCCAGTAGAAACAACAAAGCGCATTGTTTTTCATGAAATAACAGAAAACGCAATTCAATCTGCCATAGCTCATCCAAAGACAATTGATATGAAAAAAGTGCATTCGCAACAAGCCAGACAAATTTTAGATCTGCTAGTCGGATACAAAGTTTCGCCCATGTTGTGGAAATTCATATCCCAAACATCTGAAAAAAGTTTGAGTGCGGGTAGATGTCAAACACCCGCATTAAAATTAGTATATGAAAATCAGCAGGAAATTACAAACGCACCGTTGCAAAAAGTGTATAATACTAAAGGATATTTTACAGCCAAGTGCATACCATTTGATTTGAATAAGCAGTTTGAAAGCGATCAATCCATGTCGGATTTCTTGGAAGAATCTGCAAGTTTTGACCACAAATTCACGAGAACAAATGTGGAGCGAGTTTTCAAACAACCACCGGAACCATTGACTACATCAAGAATACAACAAATGGCGAGCAATGAATTGCATATTTCTCCAAAAGAGACAATGAAATGTTGTCAAGTGTTATACGAAGCCGGATATATTACGTATATGAGAACTGATAGCAAGAAATATAGCGCGGATTTTATTGAAATTGCAAAGAAACATATTCTACGTGAATATATTCTGGACAAATATGTAAATCCAAATATTGATGCCATGACTAATACGGCGATAACCCCAGCAAAAAAAACATCTACCAAAAAAATATCCAATGTTCCACCACCCCAAGAAGCCCACGAAGCTATAAGGCCAACCAATTTATCTCTACAAAATATACCAGATGAAATGTCGGCAAGAGAGAAAAAGTTATACAAAATGATATGGCAAACAACCTTGGAGAGTTGCATGTCTGCCGCCGAATATTACGCATTTACGAGCAATATTTCAACCTTCATGGATGGAGTAAAGTATTCTGCAACCAGCGAGCTAATGGATTTTTTAGGATGGAAAATTGTTAAGAATACAGATTCAAAAGATAAAGATAAACCCAAACAGGAAAAGGACTACAATTATCTTCTGCAATTAAAACAAAATGGCACAGTTGAGCATAAAAAGTTGCTATCAAAGGTTGCTTTAAAAAATAATAAGCAGCATTACACTGAAGCAAGATTGGTCCAACTCTTGGAAGATAATGGGATTGGAAGACCATCCACATTTTCTACATTGGTTGAAAAAATCCAAGAACGTGGTTATATCAAAAAAGAGGATATCCAGGGAAAGCAGATTACGTGCAAGGATTTTGAACTTGAAAATGAAACATTAACGGAAACGGTTACAACAAGAGAATTTGGAAATGAAAAGAATAAGTTAGTGGTTCAGCCTCTTGGAATTATTGTAATGGAATTTTTGGAGAAGAATTTTGGAGACATGTTTAATTATGATTATACAAAAGCAATGGAAGACGATTTGGATAAAATTTGCAGAGGTGAAAAGGTCTGGTATAAATTATGCGAAACGTGTTTGCAGGAAATTGACAAAAATTGTGAAAAACTGGTAGATGAAAAGAAGTGCGAAATAAAGATTGATGATACTCATTTTTATATTATTGGAAAGCATGGTCCAGTAATAAAATGCATAGATGCTAAGACAACTGGGAAAAAAAATGATGTATCGTTTTTACCAGTAAAAGAGGGTATAGATTTGAAAAAGTTAGAGCGGGGTGAATATAAATTGGAAGATATTATTGCATCGGCAAAATCAAACGAAAAGCAGCTTGGAATGTATAAAGATGAACCATTATTGTTGAAAAAGGGCAAGTTCGGTCTTTATGTAACATGGGGTCAGAATTCCAAATCTCTCTCGTCTTTCGGAAACAGACCAATTGAAAATATAAAATTAGAGGATGTTCTGGAAATATTAGAAAAATTATCATCAAGCGAATCAGAGACAAAAGGTTCAACTGGAATAATAAGATTTCTTTCCAATGATATGAGTATTAGGCAAGGTAAATATGGCGATTATGTTTTTTATAAAACGAGCAAGATGGCAAAACCCTTATTTTTAAAAATTGGTGGATTTAAAGGAGATTATAAGACCTGCACCACGGCCGTTTTTTTAGATTGGGTTAAAACTGAATATAATATATAAAGAATCCTTCAGAATCCTTCAGAATCCTTCACTAATGTTCTCATTCGTGAATGATTCTTAAGAATTTCCAATTGCCTCGGGAACAAACATTTTATAGTTTTTCGCCGACTGTGGTCGGAATACAACGAACTCTATCATCATTGAATAATTAAATTTTCCAAAATCAACTAATGATCCATTATGGTAACGCAGTCTTAGCCTTAATTTTTTAATACGCTCTGCCGGAGGATTATACACTTTAAGTGGGGCTGAATTGTTGTCAAACCACTGCGCAATTGGTGTTGCTGTAATTGCAATTTTAGCAAAAGCCGATTTAACAATAGATGCGGATTCATTGGTATGAGAAGTAAAGTTATTTAACGCGTATGGGAGCGTTTCATCAATAACATTCATACCGTCAAGTTCAAGGTAAAAATATGCATTACCCATAAGATTAATTTTTGCAGGCGCTTCTAAATAATAAACTGGTATAGTTTTATTAGTGCCAAGATATTGCGCGTCGGGTGTAAGCCAAAACCCATTATCCCCTGGACTTACATCGCCATAAAAGAACCTTGGATAAGAACCATTAACAGCTTCAACACCTGGAACAGAGCATCTGGAAAACCCTAAATATGCTGGCAATCCCCAATTTTCAAAATCAGGATATGATTGTCTAAAGCAAATTGCATCTCTTAATATTGATGTTAAATATATTGCCGAACTATTTGAAATCTCAAAATTAGAACTTTTATTACCAAACCATAATTTTTGACCAACTTGATTATATACCACTACAAATTGATCATAACCAGTCAAATTAAACTGTTCTAATAGTTCAGGGGTTCCATTTGTAGCAATATAACGACTAATAACAACCGACACGGCATTATTCATCCGATTTGTTAGTTCAGTTGCTATTTGAAAGGGAATATAAAATCCTTCTTCAATAACAGCCACAAATGGTTGTCCTTTATTTGCATACAATGCATCGGATATAATTGCTAAAAGAGGGTCATTTATCATATAATCTGTCGGGTTATAAGGATTAGTTATTTCAAAAACAATGGCAATATTATTTTGTGCTAATGAGAATGTGTTGTAGTTTGCTGGGAATGTCCAGCTTTCTAATCGCACTGCTTGAACATTGCAATAATCTTGCGGTAATTCAATTTCAAATTCTGCAGAGTTTGGAAACTTTAAAACATTTCTGTCCTCTGAATGTATTGATACAAATTGTCTTTCATACATATATTCATTTGCATTTGGTATTAATGGATGGTTTGAAGAAACGTTGAATCTGCTCATATATTTTAATGCAATATTTTTTTAAGTGATAGAATTAATAAATAATAATGAATAAACAATGAATAAACATTGAATATAAAATATATAATAAAGCAAATAATTTTAATATAAAAATATTTTTCTATATTAAATAAATGTCACAAAATTCAAATTATGGTGGAAGACAGCCCAATGCATCTTCATATATTAAATCATTTAACGTTGGTCAAGCATTCAGCAGTTGGAATTATGTGTCAAACAATAAGATGCTTACATTAACACCATCAAACCCAACAGCAACAGTTTATATTATAGGCGATTTATTTGTAGGTGGTTCTATAAATAATCCATCCGACATTCATTTAAAGGATAATATTGAAAACTTATCGTTAAGTTTATCTGAAAAAATAATGATCCTAAACCCAGTAAAATATAATTATAAGGATGATGAAAACCAAAAGGTGCATTTTGGATTTATTGCTCAAGATGTTGAAAAGCAGTTCCCCAATTTAGTAAATACGGTTTCTACAAATATAGATGACACAGAAGTTTCATTCAAGTCTGTAAATTATTTAGAAATGATTCCAATTTTATTGTTAAAAATTAAAGATCTTCAAAATCAAATAGACCTATTAAATAACAAAATTTTGGAGAAATAATATAAACTATATTTATAAGCATATGACAATTAATTGGTATTCAAATATATATAATTCATTAATAGTTGTTGGAATTATAATCATAATATGCACAATTGGTTCTAATTCTGCGTCCAGTTTAACTGGAACTATTACTGGTTATTCATTCATAATAACTGGAATATTATTATTAATGGGTTATTTAATGAGCGGTTATAGACAAGGCATATCTTCTATTGTTTCAATACTTTTAACTGTTGGACCATTTATAGTTCTTATTGGAATCCTTATTTATATGATTTATTTGTTAAGTGTTCATTTTAATCAAATCACAAATGGGGATGTTTCTAGCAGTTATTATAATTTTATGAACATATTCATTGTTTTGTTAATGTTGCAGCTGTATATATTTTATAATGGAACACAAGATAAACAGTTCAAAGATACAGGAACCGTTGGTAAAGTAACCGGTTTAATATTATATCTATTAGAACTGATAAATATTGTAGTCATTATAACTTTAGGGATTATTTTGAAATACTTTACTACGGATGGTTAATTTTAACAAACTTGTATGTAACACCATAATGAAATTCTGTTTCCCAAATTCCAGATATTTTTAACATAAACAGATTATTATTAATTTTTTCTATATTTTCAGAAAAAATTTTTATATTTCCATTTTTAAGCTGTTCATAAATTTTAAACTGAGGAATCTTATTTTTGATATTCACGTTTTTTAACAAAGCTTCTTCAATCAATTTTACACTATCAATCATTTGTTTATGATTATTTGGGCTGAAACTGCACTTGTATTTATTATAATATTTGTCAATATTGACATCATTTAAAGATATGAATAAATTAATCCCGTTTATAACAAATAATGGTGTTGAATATAAAATTCTAATAAAAAATCCATCATTCATAACATTGTTTTTTATGGGGTCGCAAAAATATATATTGTTTTCATCGTATTGTTCAATGGTCTTTACTATGTTCATGATAAACTAATAAATATATCAAAAATGTGTTTAATATATTTAATATACTTAATATACTTAATATACTTAATATACTTAATATACTTAATATTAACAACATGTATAAAAATAATCAAATAAGTAATATAATCAAATAAAGATTCTTGTATTTGATTATATAATGAAATTTCACGAAACACATTTTGAAGAATATATTGTGTCAAATCTAAAAGAAGACATGCATCCAAAAATGAATAAATTGTTTCAAAAATTTCCGAAGAAAATAAATGATTTGCGTAATTTAATCTTTTATGGTCCAGCGGGTGTTGGTAAATATACGCAAATGTTGAAGTCTATTAAAAAATACAGCCCAACTGAATTGAAGTATGAAAAAAAGATTAGCATCACTTTTAACAAACAACAATATTTTTTTAAGATTAGTGACATTCATTATGAAATTGACATGTCTCTCTTGGGATGCAATTCAAAACTGCTGTGGCATGATATTTATTTGCAAATCATTGATATTATATCAGCAAAAACGGAAAAGTCTGGAATTATTTTGTGCAAATATTTTCATGAAATACACAGCGAACTATTGGAAAATTTTTATAGTTATATGCAACAGAATAATGCAAGTTCTATAGATTTAAAATTTATTATTGTAACAGAAAAAATAAGTTTTATTCCTGATAATATATTAAATTGTTGCGAAGTAATTCATATACAAAGGCCAACAAAATCGCTTTACAATAAATGTTTGAAAACAAAATTGCCCAATATTATTAAATTGGAAAATATTACCAATATTAAAAATATGAATAATTCAGTTGAGACGTTAATGATGCCACATAAAATAATTTGTGACAAGATAATTGATTCTATTGTTAAAATTAAAGAGTTGAAGTTTTTAAAGTTCAGAGATTTATTATATGATATATTCATCTATAATTTGGATATTACAGAATGCATTTGGTATATTATTTCAACATTAATCTCTCAAAAAAAAATAAAAGACGAAGATATTTCTGCATTATTAATTAAAACATATACATTTTTTCAATATTATAACAACAATTATAGACCAATATATCATGTTGAGAATTTACTCTTTTACATTACAAGTTTAATTCATACTTTTTAGTTTCATTCATAATGTGTGCTTCCTCTAGAGAAATGGATGAATTTAACTTTGAAATACAACAAGCAATGCAACCTGCTGGAGTCATGCACGTGAATTTTTTTGAAATATCAGATTTTGCTTTTCCTTTTGCTTTTCCTTTTCCTTTTGGATTAAATACTTTATACCCTATAAGCAGGTGTTCATAACAAGCTCTAACACTTGCTTTGGGTTCTTTTATTGTTTCCCACTTTGAAGGAGCCATGATTTGAACGCAATTATACAGTTTTTGCCTTCCTTGGTTTTCACACCATTTATCTAGATCATCCTTCGTTGTAATATTTTCCGACGAAAGAATAAATTCTACTGCTTGAGATATAGATTTTTCTGCCATTCCTTTGCTTCTTTTGTAAAAAAAATTAAAGGAATTAAAATAAATCAATTTTTATTTTATTATTTTGCCGCGAATAACTTAGACGCAAATTATTTATAATACTAACTAATGGATTTACAAGAAGCCTTACATATATTAGAAATTGATAACATTTCCAATATATCATTAGAATACTTAAAGAAGAAATACCATAAATTAGCGCTGCAAAACCATCCCGATAAGAATGGCAATACAGTTGAGTCAAAGGAAAGATTTCAAAGAATTAATGAATCCTATGAAGTATTAAAGAGAGAAATTAGTATTATAAACAATGGACTAGATGAGAATATTAACTCTGTAAATACCGGTAATAGTAATACCGGTTACAATGCGATTCTGCATTTATTTATTGATGGAATTTTAAAAGGAAAATACAATGAATACATTTCAAGCATAATAAAAGATATTGTGAGTGGCTGCAAAGAAATCTCATTAAAATTGTTTGAAGACATGGACAAGGAGCAGTCTCTCGCCGTTTATAATTTCATAATAAAATACAAATATATATTGCACATGCAGGATGAAACGTTGGAAAAGGTGAAGACCATTCTTCTTGACAAATTCAAGGACATGCAAATATACTGTTTAAATCCAAGTCTGAAGGATTTATTTCAAAACAACGTCTATAAATTGAATATAAAAGGAATACTTTATTTTGTGCCATTATGGCATAGTGAATTACACTTTAACCCAGATATAATTGTTAAATGTTACCCTGAATTGCCAGACAATATTACAATAGATGAAGACAACAATATAATAGTCACTGAAAGAATTTCATTTACTTTTTCTCTCTTGAATGAGAAATTTAGAACTATAAAGATAGGGGGTATGTCCTTTGAGATACCAATTGATCAGTTATTTATGAGACCATTTCAAACATATGTATTGAAAAAACAAGGAATATCAAAAATTGTTGAGCACGACATACATAGTGTAGAAGAAAAGGCCGATATAATTATAAGAATAATATTTGAATAATATAATAAGAATATAATAATGACAACAGTACCAAAACGCATAGAAGAAAAATTAAATAGTCCAGATGCGTCAAATAGAGATATTTTGCAATTTTTTGAGTTTTTCTTCCCTAGAATTCCTCCTGAAAAAAGGGAAACTCCACCAACTTCATCTGGTTGTTGGATGATACAAGGTCATGGAGATGATTTAGACATTCATTCTAGAAGAAAAATAATAGATGCAATTATGACGAATTATCCCGCATTGGCTTCCGATCAAGAAGCAATTGTTAATTATATTAATAGAAAGGTTAAATTATGTATTGCAATGGGATTACCTGGACCATCTGCACCAATGGGTGTAGCGGAAGAAGATGGGATATGGCGCGGTTTAACTACAGGCGAAATAGATATTGCAATTATCAGAAATATTTTTAGTTTATTCAATAATAACCAAACGCAATGCAATGCAAATCCATTTTGTTTAGAGATTTTAAATTTTATAATACGACGACAATTGAGGGCAAATTTTATGAAAATATGGAAAACTTATCCCACTGGTAGCTGGGGTCAATTCTTTAAAAAATTAATGGGAATGAATGAAATTTGGGTGCAAAAAACATTTGATGCAACTACAAGCACAGATAGGTCATATTTTCTTAGACCAAATGTAGATGAAGACCCGGAATTTAGAGCTCATGAAGGAATTCATTTAATGGATATGCGGGATGAAGCTGGTGATATTATTCCTGGACTAGTTTTACCATCTGATACAGATTTTGATATTAACAATTTAGAATTTCCAGAATGCGCAACTAGATTTGAGATATATTTTCACACATTATATCCTGGTATAAATAAACGAGATCCACATTATTTGGCATTCAAAAATATACTTGCAAAAATAAACAATAGAGATGATCCAACTGTTATGTTGAGTGATATTATTTTATTAGGTTATTTACTAAAAATAGAAAACTTTCAGTTATATGATCCAACGTGCAGACCATTATCAGATTCTACGCGCGTAGCTTACACTACAAAGAATACACAATTTAGATCGGCCGATGTTCAAGGGGCACTTGGGTATCAATATGAAACATTAAAAAGGCAGCATAGTTTTGGTGGGGGAAAAAAAAAATCAAGAAAAAATAAAATAAATAAAACAAGGAAAATAAATAAAACAAGGAAAAAGAGAAAGATAAAGAAAATACGCCGAATAAGATGCAAATAAGTTTTTCATTTTTAGAACTAAGTAAAAATGAAAAAATAAAAAAGATTTTTATTTAGGTTTAGATTACATGATGCAAAATATAATAAACTACTAATTTTTATTATTATGTTTTATACTTTTTATTTTATGATGTTTTATATTTTTTGTTTTGAATGTGAGTTTATGGTTTATGCAGTTGCCTCGGCAGTCTTCTTCTTGACAACCTTCTTGACAGTCTTCTTAGGCTCCTCGGCCAAAGCGGCTGCAACTACTGCTGCAACGGGTGCTTGGAATACAACTGGCGGTGCCGGAGTAGGCGCGGGAGCAGGAGCCTCTTCCTCCTCCTCATCAGAATCATCTACAACGGTGCTGGTCACTTGCTCGTCATCGTCTGCCTCAGGAGTAGGAGCTGCCTTGAGACGAGCCTTATCCTGGGGCTTCAACTTAATGAAACACTCCTCAGTTAGAGATCCACGTGGCTTCTGAACAACAGCCTGTGCAAGCTTCCAAGTCACACCAAACTTACCATTTGCAAACCAGAGGCCACCGCACTGCATGACAATTGCTAGATAAATTCCCTTCTTGATGAAATCAAGCGGAGTCTTGGTAGCCTCGCCAGGGAACAGCTTATTGCCATCCTCATCGCAAATGAGGCACTTCCACACGCCCTCCCAAAGAGGAAGCTTTACACGCAAAGTGGGCGCCTTGGTTAGATCAGGGTTTCCGCTAAACTTATCCTTGCTATACTTGAGCATGGGAGTAAAGAGCGCATCAATAACCTCAGGGCTAGAATGCACCTTTCCAAACCACTCCTTGGAATTTACCAGCGCATCAGAACGAATCTTGGCCTCAAACGCCTGCATATTTCTCAAAAACGAATCGCAATCCTCAGTTGCATACTCTACCTTGGGAAATTGCAACGACATTTCAAACTTTCCATTACCCTCAAACTCGGATGCTCCCCAGGTGAGCATAAGAGGAGTTGAAATTCTAAGTCCTGACATAGTCGCGGTATTCAATATAGTAACACTCTTTCCGCCAGAAGCGTTAGCCTTTACGGCAGAGTATTGAATATTGCGCGCATTAAATAGGGTTCCATCAACGATTGTCTCGGCCATTTTGTCTGTGATACATTAAATATATGGGCTATCTTTAAATCAATTTTTTTTTGAAATCAAAAATAAAAAGAAAATCACACATCGTCTTGCAACAGCAGTTATGCGCTTAACTTCTTTATATAAATGTTATTTACATAAAAAGGTTCAAAAAGATTTCTATATTGTATATATAAGAAAATGATCAACAACGAAAATCATGCGGATGTTAATTTCATAAAAAAGAACAATAAATTAATAACAGTTATACCAATAGAGGATTACATAAATAATCTTTATTTAAATTGTGAAAAAACTATGCCAACTCTTAAAAAATTAAAAAAGATAACAAATGAAAATATGGGTGTGCTAACTATAGATAGAGAATGTGATATTCTATTTAAAAATAATTACAACGTCCAACAATTAAAACAATTTGCAAAACACTATAAATTGAAAGTTTCGGGAAATAAGAGCCAGCTGCTTGGTCGCATTTATGTATTTTTAAAGTTATCAAAAATTATTTTGAAAGTTCAAAAGATATTTAGAGGATTTTTACAGAGAAAATGCAACAGACTGCATGGGCCCGCATTTATGAATAGAAAATTATGCACTAATGATTCTGATTTTTTAACTGGAGACACAATGGAGGAACTTAATTCTTCGCAATTTTTCAGCTACAAAGATGAAGACGGTTTTGTTTATGGGTTTGATGTTATTTCTCTCTATAATTTGATTTTGAAATCGGGAAAACAGGTGAAAAACCCTTATAACCGCAGTGATATTTCCAAAATTATAGTGCAAGATATGAGGAATTTGATTCGGGTTAGCAGAATTCTTAAAATTCATATTGACATTGATATTAAGGAAAATGAGGTCTCGGGTGAAAAATCAGTTGAATTAAGGACGCTTGATTTATTTCAAAATATTGATTCTTTAGGAAATTATAGCGACCCTTCTTGGTTTTCACTTCTAACACGCAACCAAATGGTTAAATTTGTGAGAGAATTAATAGATATTTGGTCATATAGATCGCAATTAACACCTGAAATGAAAAAGAAAATTTGCTCGCCATCTGGCGATCCATTTAGGAATATAAATTTTGCATATTTTCATAGTGAAGAAAATATTGATAATATAAAAAAAGTAGTTTTAACTATTTTAGAAAAACTTGTTAATAGTGGGGTTGATAATGATAGTAAAACTTTAGGAGCTTACTATGTTCTTGGGGCATTGACTTTAGTCAGTGAAAATGCTGCTTCATCGCTTCCTTGGCTTTTTCAATCTGTTTCTCATTTTTAACATTTCATAGTATATATTATGATGCCATACAATCACATAATATATATATATATATCGCGTTAAATCACTTAAACAGTAAGTATAATGGTATAGTATAATATGGTAAGAACTACTAAACCCTCCAAGACATCTTCTGATGCTACCGTTGAGTCCGTTTCCGTTTCCGCTCCAGTTGTTAATACTACCGCCGCTGCTGCCCCCGCAACAAAGGCTGTCCCCAAGGCCAAGAAGGCTGTTAAGGCCCCCGCAGTTGAGGCTGCCCTTTCTGCTTCTGCTTCTGCTTCTGCTCCGGTTGCTGCAGAGTCTGCTATCGCTACTGCCTCTGCCTCTGCCCCTGCCCCCGAGGGCGAGTCTTTGGAGGCTTCCATCATTGAGCAATCCACCGAATTTAATGCCAAGCTTCAACAGTTGAGTTCCATGATCTCTTCCCTTAAGACTGAATACAAGTCCCTTGAGAAGAAGTGGCAACGTGAGCTTAAGACTGCCCAGAAGCTTAGTTCCAAGCGCAAGAGGAAGTCTGGAAACCGTGCCCCCAGTGGTTTCGTGAAGCCCACCCGAATCAGTGACGAGCTTGCTTCCTTTCTCGGAAAGGACAAGGGCACTGAGATGGCTCGCACTTCAGTCACTCGTGACATTAATGCATACATCCGCACCAACAACCTTCAAGACAAGGAGAATGGTCGCAAGATCAACCCTGATGCCAAGCTTGCATCTCTTCTCAAGCTCCAGAAGACGGATGTTCTCACCTACTTCAATCTCCAGCGCTTCATGAGCCCTCACTTTGCCAAGTCCGTCAAGGCTGAGGTTGCTGCTGCTGCCACTGCATAAATAAATAACAAAATAAAAAACAAAATAAAAAGCCAAATTAAATAAAAACAAAAAAAGTAAAATAACTAAAACCAAATAAAATATATAATTTATATTGTTATATATTTTCAAATACTTATAGCAGAACTATGATGCATTTCACATGGAAATATAAAACCATCATCTTCCAAAATTGGGCGCATCTTCTCAGTTGAAACTGGACTATTTACAATGCGAATTTTTTCGCACATATTCAAATTATCATGGTTTTCGGATAGTTCAAACATACTATATACACTAGTTAATAATTCAGAGTTTTCAATATATTCTGCATTATTTTTTTTAATCCATTCATAAAAGTCAATTTGCTGCTTGGCCTTTTTATATTTTCTAAAAAGTTTTATAGTTTTATGCAAATTTGGTCCATCATCTGCATCATTTGATATATTATAATCTGTTCCAGATAATACACACAATTGGCGAAATTCCTTTTGTGTTATATCCAATTTATTCAAAATATATTTCATTTTATAAAGGACCGCTGTATGATTTAATAAACTGAAATATCTGAGCACGCGAGGGCACCCATACACAAACATGTCCATATCTTCGCTTAAACAAGCCCAGACCCTTTTCTTTATTACCAACATTGCACATAATTCATCTGCTTCGCCCGGAGCATCAACATATGTCACTCCAAAACTATCTATCAATTCTTTCACTTTTTCAATGTGAAATTTATTCACATATACAAATTGTTTTTTAAGCGTATCCATATTTGCAATGATCTCTTGCTTGTCAGTATCATAAACAGATGACGACAAACAAGATTTCAAACGATTATATTCATTCTCTGCATCCTTTTTTACTTCCTTGCGCTGCTTCAATAGTTCCTTTTTTTCTGCTGGCGGCTTCCCATCAAATACGAAAATTGGCGTAATGTTATAATACCTAAAAATAGATATCATTAAATATATGTTTTCAATTAGACAATCATCGCCAGCATATTTATACAAATATATGCTAATATCTATTGCTATTTTTTTTCCCGACAAGTCTGCCATGGAGACACACTTGATTGATTCAGGACAATTTTCCTTTAAAAAGCTGTTTAAATATTTAATTCCCATTCTTTAACTGGTTTTTATGAGTATTTTGGTGTCACCCCTTTATGCATCATTTATGATTTCAATTTTCTTTTATATGGAAAAAGAAATTGATCGTAAAACAATTTATAAACAGTTACGCAAAATATATACAACAATGAAAACTAGAAGTATAACTCGTAGTGAAGAAGAAATCCGCCGACTACCATCTACGGATTCTAGTCAATCACCTCCAGAATCCTTCACTAACGTTACGGATTCCAGTCGCTCACCTTTAAAAGCTCCATTAGCAAAAGAGCTTGAAGTCAATATAGATTTTGATGAAGCGAGTATTGCATGGAGAGCTAATAAAAAATCATCGGGAAATGGATGTTATAAATATGTTTGCGAACATAGAAATAAAAATAATAAAAAATGTAGAAATAATTTTATTTTTGGGGGGTAAATTTATGTTCTAGACATAATATATAGAATGCGTTTTAAAACTTTTAGGAGAAAGCAAGGAAAAATGTCCAGAAAACGAGGGAGAGGAGGCCAGGGAAAACCTCAAGCCCCCGCCTCTGATGAAGAAATGGATGACATGGAACAAGGCAATTCAAGCCGCCAATCGCCTATGTTAGCACGTTCTAATAGTGAAGCAATGGATGCAATGGAACGAGGACCTGACGAGCAAGAAGAAGAAGAAGCACCGCAACAACAACCACCCATGTTAGGGCGTCAGAATAGCCGGGATTATGATTTAGCTGAACGAGGCTTCGCACCATCTGCACCTCCAATGCCAGAAGAAGCACCGCAACAACAACCACCCATGTTAGGGCGTCAGAATAGCCTGGATTATGATTTAGCTGAACGAGGCTTCGCACCATCTGCACCTCCAATGCCAGAAGAAAACCCTCACCACGCGATTGATATGCCAAATAATGAAATGGGTGGGCAAAAAAAGAGAAAAACTAGAAAGGGAAGAAAGGGTAAAAAGACCAGAAAGGGTAAAAAGGGAGGAAAGAGGGGCAAATCTCATAGACGATAAATCTCATAGACGATAAATTATTTGGTTTCCATAATTTTGTTATTTTGGGTTGATTTTATATTATAATATTTTTATAATATAAAATAAATGGCATTTTTTCCAACAACTTATGGAGAGTCAAGAGCATTTACATCACCTAGTAGTGGAAATGAAGAACATACTCAAACGTGGCGTGACGTGCCCGGTTTAGATGAAATACATCAACAGGAAAGAATAAAAGATGACAAACGTCATCAAATATATTTAATGAAGAAAAAAGAAATGGAAAAAAAACAAGCAGAAAAACAAAGTTATATGACTGCGCACGCTGAAAGACTTGAGCGTCCAAACCCAGGCCCGGCAATTGATGTTCCGCACCAATATGAACCATCTAGATCTCAATATCCCGCAAAAAGACCAGGCATTGGATTACTCGGTGAAGGCGAACAATCTGATTATGATGTTTATGACACAGACTTTCACGGTGGTAAAAAGAAGTCTAGAACAAAAAGAACAAAAAGAACAAAAAGAACAAAAAGAAAGAAGTCTAGATCAAAGAAGAAGAAATCCAGATCAAAGAAATCCAGATCAAAGAAGTATAAAAGACGTTAAACATGCAGCACATTATATTATTATCCTAATTCGCAGAGAGACATTCTCATATTATTCAAAATATACTCTGTTGTTTTATTTTTTTTACCAACTTTTTCAGATTTTTTTACAGTGAAATAGAATTTCTGCATGCAATTAACTGATTCTATCATGGACCTTGTTTTATAATTTTTTTCAATAAATTTGCAGAAAGAATCCATGTTGGATATTGTTTTTTTAAATTGAATCAAGGACAGATTATTTACATTACACCATGATAAAAATCCTTGATAATTGTTCATTAGGATTGTGGTAATGATATAATACGAGAGAACATTTGATTCTTCCTTATACAGGGTTTCTCTCATTGATACAGAAAGAGAGCCACTTGCATATAGATCTTTGTATTTTAGACCCATGAAATCCAATGTTTTCACCATTTGAAAAAACTTGAATGTTCTTTCAAAGTTAATAAAAAAATCACAATTTGATAAAAACTCTTCTATTAGACTAGCTTCATTTTCGTGAGGTTTTTTATTTACAAAATAATAACTGCAAAACACAGCATTCATCATTTCCGCCCAAAATTCGGTATATGCTTCAAATAAATTCACATCCGATTTCACCTTAAAAATAGAAAGAATATGATTTGTGCAATTTTCTGTATTCATGTCTGAGAAATCCAACGCAAAGTTATGAAAGCTCTCGTGCATTAAAACCTTGAACCATTCTTCCTTTCTAAAAACAACAATTTCGGAATCTACCGGGCATGTATAAGTGAATGCAGTATTTACATTATTCTCGTTTAAAATACTTATATTGCTTGTAGGCAATTTCTTATTTAATGACGTAAAATACATATACAATACTAATCGTTTTGAACACTTTTTTGATGCATATTCATTGATAATGTGAAGCCACACTAATATCTTTTCAATATACTCGTTATATAATTCAATCTGATACTCAGGACTAGACTGTTCTACTATAAAATGAATTGATATCTCTCTATCAAAGAGAGAAAAAGTATATGACAAATCATATAACATGTGTTTATCAATGTGTTCTCTTATTTCCCTGGGAAAACTATCTGGATTAAAAGATTTTGGTTTGGGAATTTGTGAGACACTATGAATTTTAGTAATGTTTAATTTATAAAAACTTGTTCCTTCTTTTGCCTTTTGCGCCTTTATAAAAGTGTCTGCTCGTTTAATATCATAATACAACTTTTTTAATATATTGTCAGTTTTAGTAGTATGTTCCGAGTGATTTATGCATTTTTTTTCCAAGAAAAACGACATTAATGTTTCGCTATTTTTAGTAAGTTTCATCATCCCTTATATTATTAATATCTTTTATTTTTATATTTTTTATCATTATAACATATAATAATGGATTCATTGGAACTTATCATTATAATTCTTCTTGTGGCAATATTAGTTATTGTATTATCTGGTCACATTTTTGTTGTTACGAGACCTGTTCCCGTCCCAACACCTGTTCCTGTACCTGCTCCTGCACCACAACCATCCATTGGCGGATGTGCTGGAACTAGATATGGATGCTGTCCATATTCTCAGGCCCCTAAATTAAATGCCATTGGGTCAAACTGCATAAAACAATAACAATAATAAAATAAAATAATAATAAAACTATATATATAAATGTTTAAAAATAAAATATATATATAATTTATAATGGAAACCAGTGATCCTAAGCCGCAGAAAAAAACAAGAGGGAAACCAAAAAAAGCAAAACAGGAGGAAACCGACAATCTTGTTATAGAGGATGAGGCAAAAGAAGAGGAAGTAAAAGAAGAGGAAGTAAAAGAAGAGGAAGTAAAAGAAGAGGAGGTAAAAGAAGAGGAGGTAAAAGAAGAAATAAAAGATGTGAAAGAAGAGATAAAAGATGTGAAAGAAGAGATAAAAGGTAAAGCGGAAGCAAAAAAAGAAAAAGAAACTGAAACAAAAAAGGAAGAAGCCAAAGAGGAGACACAACCAATTAAAGAGGCATTAATTCAAATCACAGAATTAGATTTGGTATCAGAATCACAAGCAAAACCGACACCAGAATTTGAAAACATCTTTGAAATAAAATCATTATTAAATTTGCTTATTATTATTTCAGCGAGACCAGAAATGCAGAAAAAATATGAGCTAAACCAAGAATTAGTGAAAATAATATCATCAATATTGCAAAGCCATCCAGAATTCTTTTCAAAAATAGAAGATTCATTCAAGAAAATTGTTGAAGATAATAAAATTGACTCTAATGATGTGCCTGAACTCATGAACTTATTTTCAAATGTTTATGAATTACTTGTTGTCTTAAAACTAAAAAAAAATACGATAGAATTAAGCGACATTTGTGGTGACATTATTAAATTAGTATTTAATATCATGATATCCGAAAAATTAATACAACTTGGCACAGATGACGGGAAAAGCACAACAGACTGTTTTAATGCATTGGTAGATTCTAGTATTTCTCTCATCAAGTTAAGCAAAACATCGGTTCTTAGTAAAGCATGTTGTGTTATTTGCTAATTAAAAAAATATTATAGTAAAATAACTATTTAATGAACTTTAATTTTAAAGAAAGTATCCATAAAATTAAACAAGACAAAATAAATCATATTGTTAATGAACAAAATAAAGCTAGACCAAAACAATATATCTATAAACAAATTGTTCCAAAAATAAAATTAAATAATTATATTATGCCGTTAAAAATAAAACCACCAATTATTCAACCAGATAAGCAAGCTGAATATGCAAAAATGCATTTAACTAAAATTGTAAATGTTTATCAACCAGAATATAATAACCATATAAAAGCGTCCGGATTTGGCGACTTTATCAGGGGCACATATTTTATTATTCAATTTTGTGAAAAATATCAATTGGAATATGACGTGCAAATGAATCACCCGTTTCGCAAATACTTGAAAAAATATTCGGAAAAACCCTACCTGGAATCAGACTTAGAATCTGATTTACAAATTAAGTTTTTTGATAAAACAAATTTTCATCCGGATAATCCCATTACGACGAACAATAAAAATGAAATAATAGACGATTTTTTTACATATTTAAAGGAACAAACATTTGAAGACAAAATTGCAAATGTGTATGCAATTAGTTTTCCTTTTGATCCCATTATTGATGAACAAAAGAACTATATTAGAACAATTTTAGAACCAACAGATGAATTTAAGACATACATTCAAATTGCACTACAAAACATGAACTTTACTTTTAAACAATATATTGTAATTCACATCAGAAGTGGTGACAATATGTTAATTTATAATAATGAAGTAAATGATGAATATTTAAAAAGTATTCTGGGCGAAATTTATAAAATATACCGACCACAATATAATTATTTGCTTCTCTCGGATAGTGTTAAATTAAAACGTAAAATAATTAATGCATTTCCGAATATGAGGGCGTCTTTCAATGAAATTACGCACTCGGGTGAAGGGGTTGAAATAGTTGAAGAGAATATCAAAAATACTCTTTTGGATTTTTATTTAATGGCATATTCTGGTAGAATTCAATCTTATTCGTGTTATGACCATGGAACTGGATTCAGCAGATGGTGCGCAGAAACTTTTAACGTCCCCTATGCATGCGTAACTGTAAAAACTCATTTTTTCTAAATTACATAGTCTGCATTTGATACCAATTGGTTCCATCACAAATAAATGTTGTAGAAAATTGGCTAGGTATTAATTGTATAGAACTAGTTGATTGACCCGAATTATTTTGAACTATCTGGTTTCCTGATGCGGAATTGAATTGAATGATAGCTAAAGTATTTCCAGCTCTTCTAAAATTAACAACAGCACCCGCGTATGTAGCTGGTTCAGGAAATGTAATGTTAACCTGAGTAGATCCAGTATTAACCGTATAAAATTGCCCAAGTGTTGTATAACCTAAACCTTGATCCGGAAGTGATACTGAGGCAACAATTGTCAGACGCGATGCTAAATAATTCAACCCGCCCTGAATTATCATTGTTTGAGCATTAGTCCCAATAGCAATTTGGTTGGACTGAGTTGTTATGCTAGTTCCAGCATTAGTTCCAATAATAATATTTGAACCTCCAGATACTAAAGTTGAACCAGCGCCGTTACCAATGATAACATTAGACCCCCCAGTTGTAACCAAAACTGCCACATTAGTTCCAATGGCAACATTTTCTATACATGTTGTAGCAGTAACTAACGCTCCGAGACCAATGGCAACATTTCCTCCAGACCCAGAGGCCAAATTGTTTAACGCTTGATAACCAATTGCAACATTTTGACTGCTAGTTTTATTTGTTTGTAATGCTGTATCACCAATTGCTGTATTAAATTCGCCAGTTGTATTTAACGTCAGTGCCAAATAACCAATTGCGGTATTATTACCGTTTGTTGTATTGGCCAATGCTTGATAACCAACTGCTGTATTAGTTGCATTTGTGCTTTTGTTTAATGCTTGATAACCAATAGCAACATTACTTGGGCCAGATATATTAGATAATAATGCCTGATAACCAATCGCAACATTACTTGCGCCAGACGTATTCGCAGCCAATGCGCTAACACCAACAGCAACATTCTGATTACCAGTAGTAATAAAAGCTCCGGTGTAATTTCCAACTAATACATTTGAATTTCCACTTGTAAGCGCAATCCCGCTAGGATTTGTTTGGCAACCAATAAATATATTATCACTTGAAGCAGGAGTCATTAAATAACTAGTTTGATGCCCTGCTTGATATCCAATGGCAATGTTGTAATTAGCCGCATTATGACTAAGAGCATGATCACCAATCGCGGTGGTATATGCTTGAGTCGTATTGTGGTGTAACGTTTCATATCCAATAGCAACATTACTGATACCGCTTGTATTTGCTTGTAATGCCTGATAACCAACAGCGGTGTTATTTGCTTGGGTGTTAAATTGCAATGCTTGATAACCAAAAGCAACATTACCCGCGCCAGTTATATTTGCTTGCAATGATTGATAACCTACAGCGGTATTTCCACCTTGAGTGTTCGCAGCCAATGCTTTATAACCAATCGCAACATTACCCGCGCCAATTGTATTTGCCGCCAATGCACTAATACCAACCGCAACATTATTAGACCCACTAGTTAGAGCAGTTCCAGTGTAATTTCCAACTAATACGTTAGCGGCTCCAGTTGAGAGCGCCATTCCGCTAGGATTTGTTTGGCAACCAATCAAAATATTATCTGAGCCAGTCATTGTCGCAGTTGTCTGAAATCCCGCTTGATATCCAATGGCAATTGAATTAGTTGCGTTTGCATTATTTAAAGTATTATAACCCACTGCAGTGCTATTTCCGTTGGTTACACCGTACAACATTGAATAAGTTCCTATAGCAACATTATTTGCACCTGTTTTATTTGCGAACAATGCTTGAACACCTACAGCAACATTATTATCGGCCGCATTAAACTCCAAAGCATTTGTCCCCACGGCCACATTATAACTATTGGTTGTATTAAAACACATTGCAGCTGTTCCCAATGCAACATTATATTTTCCAGTCGTATTTTTTAATAGCGCGTTAGACCCTAAAGTTGTATTGTGAAAACCAGTGGTTGTTGCCAAAGAAGCCCACGCGCCAATTGCACTGTTATTATTTTCAATATTAGGATTTCCAGTTGTTCCCACTATAACATTTTCAAGAGCTTCAACTCCATATTTCGTATTTGACTCAGCCATATTATATAAATAAGGGATAAAATTAAATATATAATTTAACATAAACTATATATTACATGAAAACTCTTAAACTCTTAAAAACTTGCTAAATGGGCATAGTCGGCCCGCGTATTTTATCTCTCACTGTAACCAATTGTTCAGCCAATTCAGGTTCTTTCCCTTTTAAATAATGCATCAATTTTGCATTCTTTGTTTCTAATAAAACCAATTTCAATTCATCAATCTGCGTGAATTTTGCGCAAATGGCATCAAATAATTCCGTCTCCTTTCGTTTTCCATAAAATGTGGGGTCAATTGAAACCTCAACTGGTCGTAGAAGTGTTCCTTTGAATTTTCCAGAAGAACTAGCAGCCGCCTTTGCCATTTCAGGATTTTTAGATAATTCTGTTCCAGACTCCACTGCAAACGACAAGTAAAACCCTGGATTAGATTCTTTGAATTTAGACCCCTGATAATAATGCTCCACACTATTCCAACGATGTCCGTCAAGAACAAATGTTTTATCAGGTTCCACCCAAAAGTCGTCTAATTTTCTTCGCCAGTCTTTTATAGCATGCAAATTAGAAAATTGACGCACAGCTTCTTTGGGTATAGATTCGCCGGTGCCTTTGCCTGGCAGACGTTCTCCAGACGATTTATCGTAGAACTGGAATACAACAGCTTCATCGTATAAACCTCTAATTTTCGCATCAGACAGCTCTTCAAACTTGCATACTTTTGAAACGCCAGATTTTGACGCAACTTCTTCTTTAAATTTTATAAAATCGGGAATCAATGCAAATGCGCCGCTATTTTTTTCCATGCATTTGTCGACAATCTTCTTCTTAATATCATATGGCAATTCGGTGAAAGTAAATAGGTGTTTTTTCTTATATGTAATTAATTTATAGTGCCAACCGAGGAAATCAACCATAATATAATATTCTGGTGTAAATTCTCCGCGTGATTCTAAAATGGCATCATTCAATTGACCACAATTTAAAACATTGGCATAATCTTTTGACTTATGCGCTTCGCTGGACAACAAAATAAATTTAATATTCAAAATGCGCTCAAGCGTGCTTAAGGCCCACGTTTCCGCCCAAAATTCACATGTTTGAATTTTTCGTTTGAATTTTTCAAGCGTATCAACATCCTTCATAAATTTATATTCATTAATCATTTGTTGAGTGACAGCTTTTTCGTTAATAATTCTATCTCTCTGTGCTTTTATTTTTTTTGCAGCATCAATAAAATGCTTCTTCTCCGTTCTATCCAGAGTTTCACTGTATAATTTTTTGTATTTTTCATATTCAATTTCCAATTCCTTCGCGTCTTTGGTGTCCTTTACAAGCGCGCTACTAAACATATCATATTGATCTTTATAATTTAAAAATATTTCTTGCGTGGCTTCTTCAGACAGTTTTTTTCGCAACTTCTGAACTGTTGTTTGTTGTCCAAGTTGTGAAAAGGCGTCTCTAATAGTTGCAAAGAGACAATCTCCTCCACCCTCATTATCTATAATACCATATTTATTATTTTCCATAAATATTTCAATCCATTTGTCGGAAGAAGATTGTTTATATTTTCCCTTTAATGCATCGGCATCCTTTTTGGTTTCTTCATTTAATGGGGCAATAATTGGAACAACTCCATTTACTTGATTAAAAATATCCTCTCTTATTTTTGGTATTTTTGGTCGTTCAAATGCATCAGATGACGATTTACTACTAAGTTTTTCTTTTTCTTTTTCTTTTTCTTTACCTTTTTCTTTACCTTTTTTATCTTCTCTTATTTCACCCTCTTCCAAATCAGAATCATCTTCATCTTTTTCTTCATCATCATCTTCATCATCTTTTTCTTCTTGTTCAGGAACAAGCCGTAAGTTTTCCAACATTTTTTTAGTAACAAAAGTATAAATTAACGGCTCATCCAGTTTTTCAACTTCTAAATTACCCTCTTCATCCATATAATTTAACAAATCTGTTGTAAATATTTCATATACACCAATTTGAATTACCTTATTATTCGTTTTTACTAAATAAACTGGAAAATATGTAATATTTTTATCTTCAAATTTTTTTTTTGCACTACCTACAGCAATTATAATACTTACATCTTTTGCATCAATTTCATATAGATTGGCTTCCCTTTTAAAATCATCTGGATCAACACTTTTTAATTCTGGGTAACTGATTCCTTTGTCTAATTTTGATAATACCATTTATATTTTATACAGATAATTAATATTTAATTATTTTTATCACCAAATAACAAATTTCTTCATCATTTTATCATTTTTTAATTCAGACATGTAATACCACATTTCTTTGCGCTTTATAGTAATTTCAATATTTTCCATGTTTTTCTCAAACAAAATAATTTGCTCTATAATGTCTTGTTTTTTAAGCTTATTGACGCGAATATCTTTGGATATACCATAATATTCGCAAATTAAAAGCAATTGCTTCACATTAAAGTTTAATTCATAATCTTTCATTATTAAATAAATTTCATCATCTTGAATGCTGCTAATATCAACATTATTTAATTCATTTTGCAGTTTCGCAATATCAATGTCATCTTCTGAATCAAAATATGCGCCGTCGTCATTCAAAAAAAAAGTAATATTTTCATTTTCGTTATAAGCCATGTTTATAAATAATAAAATTATATGTTTAATATTATTATTTGTCTAATATCATTATTTGTCTGTTATCATTATTTGTTTGTTATCAGTTTTACATTTCAATGAGATCCATGAATTTGAATATTGATTTGCTGGATAAACTTGGATACGTCTTTGCCTTGCAGTGAGCCAACTTTCCAATGGTTTCTGTAAATTTGATACCCTCAAACATCTCATCACACAATTCATACATGTGTTTATTATATAAATATAATATGGAAATATTTTCAGTAATTTCATCCACTTCATTTTTCTTATCGTTTTCCTTCACGAATTGCAAAAGCTTGTTAAGAAGTAAGCAAGCCATGCTTTGCAACTTACTTTCGCTAATAATCTTATTCGTTGTAAGATTAACAAAGAATAAACTAAGTGCCTTTCTGCGTTCATTGTCAAGATTAATTTTACAAAATTTATCATAGTTCTTTTCTGGATCAACATATTCAATGCAATTAAACAGCTCCATAAATGCTGTCAGATTTTCATTAAATACATCCTTCATTACTTCATAATTTTCAATCAAATGGCAATATAAATCCGCATACAATTTTGAGAACAACCTATTATTGGAAGCAATCACAAATATTGCATTACCTATGCGCATCATATCAATATTTGATGTGTCTTCTTGAATGAGCTGATTCAAGATTTCTAGAATTTTTTCACATGCCTCTGAAAATGTTTTATCTGTCATTTTATTCAACCAAAATCGCACGGTATCAATGTGTGCATCAATACCGACTTTTTGCTCAATCTTAGTTGTTTGAAAAGTTCTGATGGTTTCCCAATCAGTGTCATTCAAAATCTCAGTTGCCTTGCTCCTCTTTTTTTTCTTAAAATCGCCATTTAAACTTCCATTTCCGCTGCCACCTCCAGAAAACCCATCAGGCGAAGACTTCATAATATTTTCGCGTTTTTGAAATGTTGGTGTTTTTATATATGTTGGGGAGCCAACTTGCTGTGATAATTCTGTAATAATAACAAGAGTTTCCTCTGGAAGTTTGATATCAAATCCATTGAATGTAATATCTACAAAATCTTTTAGAGTATATCTCAGTGCCATCGTCATGATATTGTATAATATTTGTATTTTGCATTTATATCAATTTTTTTTATATATATATGTTATTATCCGTATCTATTATCTATTTCACGTTTCCCATTTTCAATACAAAAAAAATTGATATATAATTAAATTTACTTAAATATAACCATAGTATATTCTATTATGTCGCTTGAAAGAAATCACACAACTGGACTTGATAATACCGAGGAGGAAACATCATATGATTCTTCTTATGAAATTGAGAATTGGGATGAATTAGAGATTGATACCAATTTATTAAGAGGAATTTATGCACATGGATTTGAGAAGCCGAGTCCAATCCAAAAGAAGGCAATTAAACCTATTATTCTTAAAAAGGATATTATTGCACAAGCTCAATCAGGCACTGGTAAAACAGCAACTTTTACCATTGGCGCATTATCACATGTAAATACTGAAGATAATACAACACAGATTTTATGTTTATCACCAACGCGAGAACTTAGTATTCAGACAGCAAATGTTATGAAAGGAATTGGTGGTATGATGAACAACCTTCGTGTTCAAGTATTGGTCGGTGGTTCTTCTATTGATGAAGATATTGGCAACTTGAAGGCCAATGTTCCTCACGTTATTACAGGTTGCCCTGGACGAGTCTATGATATGATGCGCCGAAATCACATTGTTTCAAAGAATATTAAACTCGTTATTCTTGATGAAGCGGATGAAATGTTGTCTAGCGGATTTAAAGAGCAAGTGTATAATATTTTCCAATATTTTAGCACGAATATTCAAGTCGCATTATTCAGTGCAACTCTACCAGAACACATCAACGGAATTACAAGTAAATTCATGCGTAACCCGGTAACAATTAAGGTAAAGACTGAACAGCTTACATTGGATGGAATTGCGCAATATTATGTAGCTATGGAGGATGACCGTCAAAAATACTTGACCTTGAAGGATTTGTATAGTTTCATGTCGGTTTCACAGTGTATTATTTATGCAAATAGTGTAAAGCGAGTTTCTGCTCTGTATGACGCAATGTTGGAAGATGGGTTTCCAGTATGTCGTATTCATAGCGGAATGGATAAGGCTGATCGCGACAAGGCGTTTTCAGATTTTAGAACGGGTGCATATCGCGTTTTGATTTCGTCCAATGTAACTGCGCGTGGTATTGATATTCAACAGGTAAGTGTTGTTATTAATTTTGATATTCCTAAGGATGTGCATACATATTTGCATAGAATTGGGCGCAGTGGTCGTTGGGGTAGAAAGGGTGTTGGAATTAATCTTATCACACGCAGAGATGTTTCAAAGCTAAAGGAAATTGAAGGTTATTATTCTACGCAAATTAATGAGCTGCCGTCGGGGTTTGACGGTTTAACAAAGTAAAAAGAACAGAATCCTTCACTAACGTTCTCACTTTGGAGCGAGCCGGAGCGATAATAAATAAAAATAAATAAAAATAAATAAAAATAAAAATAAATAAAAATAAAAAAAAATAAATAAAAATAAATAAAAATAAAAATAAATAAAAATAAATAAAAATAATAAACAGCAATAAAAATAAAAACGCGTAAAACACAAAAAATATAACTCTATATTTGATATAATATGTCAATATCAAATGCAGAAAAAATCAAAGAACATTTCAAACTGCCAATTTTTTATAATGAGAAAAAGATGGAGCTTAATAAAAATATTATAGCTGATTTAGAATTAGTAAAAACAATAGATGTCAGTGTATCCGACGTGAATCCACTATATCATTATGCGTTTCAACCAAAGACCATTTTTGCTGAAAAAATAATTGAGCAGATGGCAAATTATTATACAACTGACACGACATTTTTAAAAGACACCCAAAGTCTCGTAAGCAACTATACTACACTACCGCATTTATCGTCTCCGGAAAAAAGTGGAGCGAGCCGGAGCTATAGCGAAGGTGAGCGACTGGAATCCGTAACGTTAGTGAAGGATTCTAAGATAATAGATATCTGGGATGAAATCAAAAATGACACGGGATTCAAAGAAAAATATCATTATGTTGATTGGCCAATGTGGGAATACCTCAATAAATCCGACTATTTTCTACAAATTATGAGCGTATATAATCTAGCCGCACCCGTTATTTCATTGTGCATTCCTTTTATAATTCTTATTGTTCCTTTTTTTATTATTAAGATTAAAGGATTGAATGTAGATATGAATGAGTATGTTGAAATACTTAAAACAATAGCTTCCAATCATGCGATTGGGAAGCTTTTTACAAAATTCCATAGTGTAAAGATGGATGAAAAAATATATATATTATTATCTGCAGCATTTTACCTATTTTCCATTTATCAAAATATACTAACATGCATGAGATTTCATCAGAATATGACAAAGATCCATTCTCATCTGAATGATATCAAAAAATATATTGAAGATACCGAAGCAACCATGCATAATTTTTTGTTATACACAAATAATCTGATTACATATGAAAAGTTCAATAATACATTGAGAGAAAAACTGATTATATTATCCAAATTGAGAGAACACCTAGAAATGATAACTCCATATAGATTGTCTTATAACAAGATTGGAGAATTAGGGAGTGTTTTAAAGCACTTTTATGACATATATAGCGACCCGCAATATAATGACGCATTTTTATATTCTTTTGGATTTAATGGTTACATTGACAATATGGAAGGATTAATTGATAATATTAAAAATGGACATATTCATTTAGCAAAATTCACTACAAAGAAAAACCGTGCAACTGTTAAAAAGGCATACTATCCTGCTCTCATTCGCAATAACCCAATTAAAAATTCATTTAAATTTAATAAAAATATGATAATTACTGGACCAAATGCTTCAGGAAAAACAACGACTCTAAAAACTGCATTAATTAATGTTATCATAACGCAGCAATTTGGGTGCGGTTTTTATGATAGCGCAGTAATTAATCCCTATAAATACATACATTGTTATTTGAATATTCCTGATACATCTGGACGAGATAGTTTATTTCAAGCGGAAGCTAGACGATGCAAGGAAATTATAGATATAATCAATGAAAATGGAACCAAAGAAACTCATTTTTGTGTGTTTGATGAATTATATTCTGGGACAAATCCGGAGGAAGCAATATCTAGCGCAAATGCATTTATGAAATATTTAATTAAGTATAAAAATGTAACCTGCATTTTAACAACCCATTTTATTGAACTGTGTAAAAAGTTGGATGATAATGTGTGTATAGAAAATTGCCACATGAAGACCATTAAGTCGGGAGATGATTTTAAATACACATATTTACTTGAAAAAGGAATTTCAATTGTCCGCGGTGGCGTAAAAGTATTGCATGATATGAACTATCCAATTGAGATTATTAAAGATACAATTAATTAATAATTCGTTCTCCCAAAAATAAAAATATATACACTTTTGTTAATAATGGCTTTATCAGATATATTTACGGTCCCTTTTCTTGTTTCTTTAGGAATTACTCTATTACTTGCAGGCCTTTTAGGTATGTTTTTTGTTCAAAGACTTCAAGAGCAAAATCATAAAATGGCATCCATGTTGGGTCTTGTATCAACCATGGCCGAAGAATTAAATTATATAAGAGGAAGGCTGCAAATGATTTCTTATAGTGTGCCTCACTCCCAAATGCAAACAGCTGAAACAAAAATGGATTCAAAGTTAATAGACGTTTCTGATGGAGAAGCTGATGACGAAGATGATGACGAAGATGATGACGAAAATGAAAGCGATAGCGATGGAGATGAAGAAGATGATAGCGATAGCGATGGCAGTGCAGAAGAATTAAACAATATTATTGAACTAAATTCAAACCCACAAACAGTTAAAATTATTAATTTTGGGGAACTAGTTACTTCAACTAAAAACCAAGTTGTAGAAGAATTAGATGATCTAGAAGAAAGTGACAACTTAGATGATGACGAAAGCAGTGACAATGAAAGTAACGATTTAAATGATATAAATGATATTGACTATACTGATAATAATGTAGAAGAATTAGAAGAGTTGGAAGAATTAAAAGAATTAGAAGAGTTGGAAGAATCTAAAGCAAATATGACTATTGACGAAGTAAATATGAGTTTTATCAAAAGTATTGACATTTCTAGTTTAGAAGAATCTAAGGGGGGAGGACACATTGACTACAAAAAAATGTCATTGAATAAACTAAAGGATATTGCTATTAATAAAGGTTTAATTAGTGAGCCGTCATCCAAAATTACCAAAAATGCAATTCTTAAAATGTTGGAAGCTTAATAATTTTCTCTAATGATAGTATATTATGTCGTGGGCAACATGTTATAGCGGATCTAACAATATTCATTTTAATTTTCCTCCTATTATGGCGGATGGTAGAACCTATTCAAGTTGGCAACCTGAAGCGGTTGTGAATGACCGCATTCGCCAACAAGAAAATATTACCACTAGTTGGCAATATAGACAATTTTTGATTAATAATGCGTCGGATATCATGAAAATTAACAATCAAGAAGCCTGCAGTGATTTGGGTCTTCCTACACATTTTCAGACAAATGCAACACCATCTGCAAATGTCCCTTTTACATTCAAATCTGCATTTGACACGAATACGCCTGGATTCGGTTATTGCAATAGCAATTTGAAACAACCTTATTTAACAAGAGAACAATTGCAAGCAAGAATGGTTGCACCATCTATTACTGTTCCAAACAAATAAATATCAAAAAATATAACGATACATTATACGAGCGTGTATCATTATATAATTTGTTTAACTTTTTACAAAACAATAAAATAACAAGTACTAAATGAAACTTAAACAATACAGAATAGTAATAATATACTAACTTATTATAATATGAAAGTGCTAAGTATAGACGTTGGTATTAAAAATTTAGCCTTTTGTTTATTTGTCAAGCCAGACGACTCTAATAATTATCAAATTGTAAAATGGGATAGTATTAATTTAAGTCAGAAAACTGAAACAAAATGCTGTGAAATTGAAAAATTTAAAGACTGTGGTAAGCCTGCAAAATTTACAAAAAATGGCAAATGTTATTGTTTAAAGCACAGTAAAAAACAGCCATTTCAAGTTCCAACGTCAGATCTAAAATCAGCTTTTATAAACAAACAAAAAATAAAAGGTTTATATGATTTGGCTGAAAAATACAAAATTAAATACGAAAATCCTATAAAAAAAATTGAATTAGCAGCATTAATTAACAATTACGTATTTGAAAAATATTTTGACCCCGTTTCAATGGTTAATGCATCAAAAATAGATCTAATAACAGTTGGTAGAAATCTTAAATTAAAATTAGATAATATCTTAAATGAATATATTGGCACCATAACACACGTTATAATTGAAAATCAAATAAGCCCAATTGCAAACCGAATGAAAACGATTCAAGGAATGATTGCACAATATTTTATTATTAGAAGTGAAAATGCTTCCATTGATTTTGTATCGGCTTCCAATAAGCTGAAAGACCAAAGTTCAGAATTAAAAACCAGCTATGGTGAAAGAAAAAAGCTAGGAGTCCAACAATGTTTAGAAAATATTGTAAATAATGCAAATTACAATTCATGGGAAGATTTTTTTAAGAACCATTCCAAAAAGGATGATCTTGCAGATTCTTTTTTGCAAGGAAAATGGTTTATTGAAAATAAAATGGTATAATAACCTTTTAGAAAGCTGATTAATATATTTATAATTCGTAATACTTAAAATTATATGTTCTTATTAATTCATAATAGATAGAATGGATAATGACATTATTGATATTTCTGCGATAAATTTGGGTGATAATACATCATTTAATAAATCTTCTTTAAAGTCGTCAAATTTTGGTTCTGGAATTGAACTTTTAATGAACGATAAAAAAACTGCAGGTGGTCGCCCATCCAGTGATATTGATATAGACGATCTGAATAATTTAGAAAATGAATTAAATGATTTAGTAGAAGAACCCGTACGAAATTTATTTGAAGGAAAATCTGATATGTTTAGCAAAAATATTTCGTTGAATTATGATGAGAAACCCGGAGTTAGATTTGATGATGGAGCACCATCGCTTGGTCAATCAACTGCAGAAGGTGGGGGTCCGGCTGAAAATAAAACGTGGGATGGTTACACAAAATTTAACAATGTTCCATTAAACCCAGATAGAGCAGTCCCGAGCCAACCTCAAATGAGCAAAGAAGAATTATTGCGAGAGAAATTCAAATTTCTTAGAAAGTTGGAAGCTTTAGAGACAAAGGGGATAAATCTTACCAAAAAATATTCAATGGAATCTCCCCTCGCCGAAATGCAAGGCGAATATGAAATGATTATGGAAGAAAAAACTAAACAAAACTCGGTTAAATTTCAAGGAAATATGTTAATGGCATGCATTAATGGTATTGAATTTTTAAATAATAGATTTGACCCGTTTGATGTTAAGTTAGACGGGTGGAGTGAGCAGATAAATGAAAATATGGCGGATTATGATGACGTTTTTGGCGAGCTGTATGATAAATATAAGAGCAAGGCATCAATGGCACCAGAACTCAAAATGCTATTTCAATTAGGCGGTAGTGCAATGATGGTTCATATGACAAACACCATGTTTAAATCAGCAATGCCTGGTATGGATGACATCTTGCGTCAAAACCCTGATCTAATGCGTTCATTCCAAAATGCGGCAGTAAATTCAATGAGTCAAACTAGTCCCGGGTTCTCTGGATTTATGAATAACATGATGAATCCTGAACCTCAAGTTCCGATGACCAGCCCTCCTCCTCCTCCCATGGCCACGCAAGGATTTAATCCTCCGCCTAGCAGACCCGGAAACAATAATAGTTTTTCAACCAGACCCGATTTGAGCGCTGGTATGGGTCGCAATCAAAATGACGGAATCAACATCCGAGAAAATTTTTCTGGTGCAAATGAGGGAGACAGAAGCACTAGAAGAGGTCCTGGCCCAAGAGCAGAGATGAAGGGTCCCACGGATATTTCTGATATTTTGTCCGGATTAAAAACGAAAACAATTAATATTCAAGAAGCTGAACCAACGCACAATATTAATATCAACCTCAATGACAGCAGCACAATTAGCATTTCTGACTTGAAGGAATTGCAATCAGATGGAAATATGCCCAAACGCAGCAAACGCCGTCCCAAGTCTGACAAAAATACTGTCAGCTTAGACATCTAAATCATAAAAAAAATTGATTTAATTTTTTTGAAAAGATATGAATTTAAATACTAATCAAAATGTTCAGATATCAAATCGTTATTATTCTGTGTTGTTTTACTGTATATGTGTATAGTAAAATAACTATTATGGTCGTGCTGGGTTGCGCGATGGAAAATGTGCAACAGGAGCGTGTTTCTACTGCATTGGAGTATGTTGCAGACTTGGACGATTCCGACACCACTTGGTGGTTTGTCACGGGAGGAGTTAAAAATGCAGTGATTGCAATGGAAAAAGAAAAGGAAAAAGAAGCAGAAACAGAGGCAAGAAAAATGGAAGAAAATATTGGCACCAGATCCAATGGGAAAATTGTTTTGGATGAAAAGGCGAAAAATACGGCGGAGAATTTTGCTTATTTGAAAAAATGGGTGTTGGAGACATTTGATGAAATCCCCGAAATTGTGATTACTACATCAGAGTTTCACCAGGAACGCGCTTCCAAAATCTTCAGTGGAATATTTCAAAATACAGATCCATTATGGAATTTAAGTAGAAGCAATAATTGCGCTCATTGCTGGAACGATGAAAAAATTCACATGAGAAATGTTGTAAATGATGTTAAAAACGCACAGTATATATTGGAGCGATAGCAAAAGCGAACGACTGAAATACGTAATGTTAGTGAATGATTCTGTTTATAATGTGTAAATTGGAGCGAGCCGTATAGGTGAGCGACTGGAATCCTCTACGAAGTGGAGCGATAGCGAATGTGAGCGACTAGAATCGGTAACGTTAGTGAAGGATTCTGAGAACGTTAGTGAAGGATTCTGTAAAAAATGTTTTTTATTTCCTAGATTTCCTAGATTTTCTAGATTTTCTAGATTTCCTAGATTTTCTAGATTTTTTTTGTCTGCGTTTTCCACCTTTTGTAGTTCTTGTAGTTCTTGTAGATATTCTAGGAGGGGCTGCCGATGATGTAGTCGCAGCATCCGATATAGTTGCAGCTTCTGCAGCTTCTGCAGCTTCTTTGGGGACTAATTTATAATACCCCCGCGTAGGCGCATTTTCATACACTGAACCGGTCGTTTTTAATACTAGCACGCGTTTTTCACGTGCAATTTTAGCTTGAATTTCCGGAGTATATTTGCTTTTTACAAACTCATAAAATTTGTCCCCTGCTTTATATACAGGTGGAGGAGGGTTTCCTAAATATTTATATAACCCCGGAATAATAAACATATCAAAAAAAACTTCACCTTGTATTACTCCTTCTAATATTGAATATATTTTTCCTTGGATTGGTTCGTGAGTTTGAGTTCTTATACAACCTTCTAATGATTTCTCCCCCCCATCTCTGAACGCTGTTTTTTCTCTAGTTGTTACATTTTCTAATTCATACGCACTTAAATCAAAATCAGACATTTATATATATAATATAATATAATAATAATATTATTAGATTGGAGCGATAGCGAAGGTGAGCAACTAGAATCCTTCAGCTATCGCCTTATACAGTCGCTCCCTTAAGGGTCTCTCCATAAGTATCAACATGATTTATTACAATTACATTTGTATTCAGGTTGCTCACCTATACGGCTCGCTCCATCTTCTAATTTTTTGTCTAATAAAAGATTTTTTAATTTTTTTATCTCATTTTCTTGAAAAATGTAAAACGACTCATAATATCTATAATTATACGACCTAACTGATTTTACACCAATTGCACCTATCATAATCCCAACAAAAAAATACCACATTATTTAGATAATTATTTATTAGTAAAATATTTAAGCATTTACATGGGTTTAATATATAAAATATTTTTAATATATTAAAATATACAAGATAATTAAATGAACAGCAAACTAAAAACGAATAATTATTTATTTCAATATGAAATTGCAAATGAACGAATTTTATTAGAGAAAATTATCAATCTAGAATTTATAAAACTAATATATGAAATTAATAAATGGGATATATTTGATGATTTTAATTTAGATATTGGAGCGAGCCGTATAGGTGAGCAACTGGAATCCGTAACGTTAATGAAGGATTCTCACGATGAAACACATGCAATGGTCTATATATTATATAAACACTTTTTTGAAGATTTTGGATTTGCACAAAAATTTACATATTTAGATGTAACTATTGAAAAAACAGAAAAACAAATTTTATTTACGAGTAAAACAATTTATACTAATCCGCCAAATATCACATTAATCCCAACAACAGAATTATTGCCTATATCTAATGTTAATGTTGTCTGTAATTTTGTCAATCCACACAAGGTAAGCATTCTAACAACAATAAATTTTAACTATAATATTGATTTACCTGAATTTGTTAAAAAATTTGCAACCACGATAATTAATAAAGTATTTTTAAGAACAAAACAATTTATAGAAAAGATGTGATTAACTATATAATGTTTTTATTTTTTTCAAACATTTATTTCATGTTTGATATAACTTTTATATTTATATGGGAATATGCTCGTCTTTTAATTAGTAAAAATTATAAACAATTTATTCACAATGTGGCAGACCGATTGTCCAAAAAAAATATTTTATATGTAAAAGCATTTCAAGCAGTATCATTAAATAATAATTTTATTGATAATGAAATTAATAACGAGTTATTAAAATATACCGATTCTGCTCCTTATAATGATGATGATATAGATGATGAATTATTATTCAGATTAACCAAAAGATTCAATTTGCAGCCATCAGGAAAATTTGAACCAATCAATTCTGGTATGATTTCTCTCGTATATAAGATGATGATGATGGATACAAATGAAGAAGTTATTATAAAAATAAAAAGAAAAAATATTGGTAAAAGATTGGATGATGCAATTGACAAATTATTATTCACAATTTATCTCATATCGTATATACCATATTTTAACACGTTAAATATCCCATCCGTCATCAAAAAGAATATTTTATTGCTAAGAAACCAATTAGATTTTCACGAAGAAATTAAAAATACAATAGAAATGTCAGATAATTGCAAAAATTTAAAATACATAAAAATACCAAAAATTTATGAAGATGCTACAGCTGCATTTCCAGATGCAATCATGATGGAGTATATTAAAGGCACACATATTTCAAAGCTAGATGAATCTGATTATGAAAAATATGCAAAGCTAGTTTTAAAATTTGGGTTCGTAACATTGATTAATAATAGTGTGACACATGGAGATTTACATGCAGGAAATATTTTATTTATTAAAAACATGGATGGAGCGAGCCGTATAGGTGAGCGACTGGAATCCGTAACGTTAGTGAAGGATTCTGGTTCCTTCCCTGAATATCAGATTGGAATAATAGATTTTGGAATTGTTATAAGAATAAACGAAAAAACAACAACTACTTTTTTGGATGTTATGACGGCCCTCTTTTCAGAAACAGGAAAATCATTGGCTAAAAAAATATTAGACGCAATTATTGAACCTCGCGACGTATTTGATAGTATTCCAAATGAACATAAAGAAAATTTATATATTGAAACTGGCAAAATTATAGATGAAATGGTGCATAAATCAAAAAAGGCGAACCAGGCGAGAATATATGAAATCATAACAGGTTTCAATAAATATCTGAATAATAATAATTTAAAAAAATATAACGTCTATATAAGCGATGATTTTGTTAAAATGCAAATGGCTTTGGCTATGGCACATGGTGCAAGTATGTGTTTATGCAAAAATGAATATATGACGTTTGCAAACCAAGTATTGGATGACTTATTTCATATAAATTTATTATTTATAGACTCTGGAGAGACTGGAATCCGTAACGTTAGTGAAGGATTCGTGAAGGATTCTGATAAATCAGACTTACTATACGAACAATAAAAATTAAAAATTGATCTAAATATATTCCAAGATAATAATTCAGACACAACCAATGACTAATAAAAAGCATAAGCTCGGGCAATATTTCACCACGAATAATGATCTCAAAGAAAAAATATTCGGTTTCATACTTAATGCGCCAGATGTAGTATTAGAGCCTTCAATTGGCCGCGGTGATTTAATTGTATATATTTCTGAAAAACAGCCAGAAATTGCGTTTGATATGTTTGAGATTGATACGAAGATAAAATTATTAGATGGTATTGAAAAAGAAAAGGTGTGCTATGGTGATTTTCTACAACAAACATTTGCAAGGACATATAAAACCATAATAGGAAACCCACCTTACGTTAAAACAAAGAAGGCAAATTTATATATTGATTTTACAGAAAAATGTTATAATTTACTTGAAACCAACGGCGAGTTGATATTTATTGTTCCGTCTGATTTTTTGAAGCTGACGTGTGCTTCAAAATTATTGAATGAAATGATGATGTGTGGAACTTTTACTCACATTTATCATCCACATAATGAAAAATTATTTGAAGGAGCTGCAATTGATGTCATTATCTTTAGATATTGTAAAAATCAAGATCTTGAAAAGGTTGTCTTGTATAACGACAAGACGCTGCACATCATAAATAGCGATGGATTAATTACCTTCAGCGAAGAGCAAAATGAAAATTCTCATATGTTTAAAGAATATTTTGACGTGTATGTTGGAATCGTAAGCGGGCGTGAAGAAGTATATAAAAATGAGGCCCTTGGTAATATTAGTGTATTAAATGGCGAGGATAAGCTGGAAAAATATATTTATATTGATAGCTATCCGTGTGAAAATGCTGCGATAAATCAACATCTATTGCAGAATAAGCAAATACTACTTGAACGAGCCATACGAAAAATGACCAAAGATAATTGGTATCAATGGGGAGCACTAAGAAATATTACGGCTGTAAATGAGAATCAAGGGAAAGACTGCATTTATGTTTATAATTTAACTAGACGGGCTAACATTGCATTTGCGGGAAAGGTGGGCTATTTTGGAGGAGGTTTGCTTATGATGAAGCCAAAAAAAACATGTAATCTAGAGAATATTATATCATATCTAAACAGTGACACGTTTAAATCAAATTTTATATTTTCTGGGAGATTTAAGATAGGACATAGACAGTTGTGCAATTCTTTTATACCAAACGAATATTTATAACTATAGATCAAAAGATCAAAGATCAATAGATCGCATATTTGCCATAAATGTTTCCTTCCAGCTTGGCTGAGGTCGCTGCAAACATTCAATAAATAGCTTTATTTTTTTTCTGATGCATTCATATTTGAATGTTCTATTTCTGTCCCAACATACCTGAAATGGCAGGTTATTTATATTCGGTGTTAATATTGTCAAGCCCTTTACACTATTAACAATTATATCGGTTGGATTCGTTTTATTCAATACTAAAAAGTAGTAGTCTTTTTTATTTTTTTTATTGTATGCCTGTTCTTGCAATTTTTTGAATAATATTTTGGACATAGGTCCATTTTCATACGTTTTTAAACGATGAATGTCAAGTTGCTCATCAGTATAAGCATACACACATGTAGCCAAATTGCCCGTGTTGTCACTGGTAAGCGTTGTCGTTGTTTTAATATTTACTGGAAGCCACCCATATAAATGATCAAACACCAACATATCATACCACATTCTGGCGCTTGGTGTTTTAATTCTATCCCCAAATTTGTCAATCAAGCGACTGATAACCACCGTTTCATCCATACAGCTGTTGATTCTTCCATCATCAGTCTGTGTTGAAAATTGAATAGTGCATGACTTTAAATATTGTTGCATTTTATACATAATAAGAGGCAAACGTTTTATCCTCAAAATACATCCCCGATACCAGCGTTGGATTTTGATTACGTCTTGAAGATCCATGTTGATTTGTGTAAATGTGCATATGCTTGTCTAAAAGTTTTTCATTTCAATTTTTTTCTTTATTAATAACAACTTCTTTTGCTACATTTCTAATTATTTTATTGTGCTTTTTGTTATCATCTTCCAATGTTGAACCACCCATTGATTCAATCAATATGTGTTGGTAGTCCATGTGTTTCTTGGTATCTGTATCTTCCGCTGTTGGATTTTCAGCCCTCCATCGTGGAAGCTGTTTTATATTTTTATTTTCAATTCCTTTTATTGCTTGTTTAATTTTTACGTTTTCTCCATTTTCTTTTTCCCAGGCATCATTATCCTTTACATACAAGGTTTCTCTCTTCAGGTCACTGCAATGAATAGGTCTTTTACAAATATCAAGCTCCTTCAAGTTCCGAATAAAGATTTTACTCATCCCTTCAGTATATCCAACTCTGCCAATCATATCAAGGTCTGACAATTGCAGTTGGATTTGATTCACAAAATCGTCAATATTGAACGCATCTTTGCATTGTTCATTCAAAAATAACTGCAAATTGAAGTTGTTTGTATTGTTATTGTTAGTTGTATTATTAGTTGTATTTCCACCAACTTTGCTAGCTAATTCAATAATGTGTTTATTCTGTTCAATAATGAGTTCTTTAAATTCTTGATTTTGTTTAAGTAGCTCCATAATTATATTATTATTTGAAGAATCTACAATTATATTTGGCTGGGGTATCTCGGGTTCTATTTTAAGATTTGAGATTATGTTGCACATTTTCTTATGCTTATAATAGCTTGAATCGTGTTTATACTCCTTACCACATTCGCACATAAATTTCTTCGGAACGTTTTCACTAGTCTGAATATAGCCAATACTAGCATTTTTATGCTTTGGTGTCAGCACGTGACGTGTATATTGACTCTTGCGACATGTATTATAATGACACATTTCACAACAAAATGAAATGGAACTTTTTAGAACGCTGGAACTTGCCATATATAGGCTAGAGAAAAGGTTCCTAAATCTTTTCCACAATTAATGTTAAAAATTATGCTCACACTTTTTTCTAAAAATAATTCGCAATTTAGAGCATTATGGTCTAAAGTGGTTTTGAAAACAGCGTTTTCCAAGATTCATTTCCGTTTTCAAAAAAAGGACATTTTTTTTGTCCTTTTTTCATTTTCACCATTACTTTTGACCCCCTGAAAATTGCATTCTTCTCTAAGCCCTTTTGGGAATATATATTATTTATCAAAGATACTTAGAGGATCCTATATTCGACGCATTTGGCACACATGCAATCTGGGAACTACCTTCATGCATCTAGGAGGGTTGGACTTCATTTGTATTTTTGGAATACAGATAAAGAGAGAAAAAGGAATTCAATTTTTGCGCGATTTTTGGCGCCGGGTATGGTGCCTTTTTTTCAGTTTTTTGGTACCCCTCTTTTTGGCCGAATGTCTTTTGCGCAATCTTCTTCCGGCAAATTTACCCATGCGAATTGGAACTTCTGGGGCCTCTTGCGGACATATACGGCAATTTGATGAAAAAATTCCTGGTAGGCAACAACTATTATCAACCTTAACTACCTCTGCAACACGCATGTTCAATGGAGATGCCATATCTGTTTCTTCTACAGCATTTAAATTTTCAGCAACAGGGATATTTTTTTCTGATTTTTCAGATCCATCCTTCACTGATGCAGAGGCAAATGTAACTGGATCTTGAACAAAAACATCAGAAACATCAATGGGCGCAATTCTATTACGTCTAGTAAAGCGACCAAAAAATGTTCCATCCCCGGGTGGAGTTAGCGGACGAATACGTCTGCTTCTATTGCGAAATTCAGATGGTCTTGCTAAATCAGAATTACTGTTATTTAATGAACTTCTAGACCAACTATGACGACGACTGATAATAGACATATAATATAATATAATATAATTATATATTTAAAATTGAAATGATATAATAAAACAGTAAAGAAAATAACTATATAGTAATATGCAAGCGTTATTTGAAAATATGCACCAGGAAAATCCTGTTTCTTTCCTATTTATTGATGGCAGTTATTTCTGCTTCTACAGGTATCATTCTATCATGCGATGGTGGAAGAATGCACACCCAGAAATTGTTCTAGAAGACCCAAGCACAAACGAAGTATTTGTGGAGAAATTTAGAAAAACCTTTATAGATACTGTCAGCGATTTGAGCAAAAATCTAAAAATAAAACATGAAAATCCAATAATAATTGTCGGAAAAGATTGCAAGAGAACAGATATTTGGCGAAACGATTTTTATGACAACTATAAAGGAACGCGCGTAAATGATTCTGAATTTATGGGTGGAAAATTATTTAAACTGGCTTATGACGAAAACTTGTTTCAGCAAGGGGGCGCACGAGCAATTTTGAGTCATCCTAAATTGGAAGCAGACGATTGTGTTGCAATTTCTGTGAAACACGTATTAAAAACATATCCAAATGCAAAAGTCAATATTATTACAAGCGATAAGGATTACCTGCAATTGGCCGGTCCTAATGTAAAAATATTTAATTTGGTTTTCAAGAATATTTCGGAATTGACGCTTGGTGGAAGCGCAGAGGCTGACCTATTTTGCAAAATTGTAATGGGAGACACGAGCGATAATATTACATCTGTTCTGCGCAAGTGTGGTCCCAAAACAGCATTAAAATGTTATAATGATAAGACATACTTTAATGAGAGAATGCAAAGTGAGAATGCACATGATAAATTTACATTGAACCAAAAAATTATAGATTTTAATTATATCCCACAAAATCTAGTAGATGAATTTATGCAATCTAAAAATTGCGTATATATCTGGAGCGAGCCGAAGCGATAGCGAAGGTGAGCGACTGGAATCCTCTACGAAGTGAGAACGTTAGTGAAGGATTCTCCAAAATAATAAATTTATCTTTACTTAATTATATCCGCCTAGTTATATTTTTTTTAATTCCACCATACTGGGGTTTATATCGTCTTGTATCATAATTTTTATTTATATTTCTGCTTTGTTCTCTACCTTTTTGCGATTTACTTTCATCATAAGGTTTGTTATATTTTATTGAAGAAGGGGCGACATGCCCTCTTTGATAAAAATCCAGTGGCTGATAAACAAGGCCAAACATATCGGCAAAAGCCTGGCGAATTTTCTCATATCGTAAATTACACGCAATTACCGGTTGCTTTAACAGCGGAATAGATTCACCTGGATATAATTCTAGATCAACAACCACATAATAACTTAATTTAGAGTCATTTAAAGAATTATTAGGTATATTAATATTTACATATCTATTTTTATTGTTAATTTGACCACCAATTAATTCTTCGGATTCGTCATCATCTTCATAAACCCCACCACCTTTTTTAAATAAACCTTTTCCTTTTTTCTTTTTTAAAGGAGGATTACCAGGAGGATTACCAGGAGGATTACCAGGAGGATTTAAAGGGGGTCTACGACCTCTCGCCGGTGGTGGTCCTTCACTTGCAAATGCTGGTGCAACTCCATTTCTTATATTTTCAAG